ATTGGACGTTAATAGGTGACACGCAGACTCCAAACTGGCAAAATGTCGGTACTTCGCAGACGCCTGCTTGGAGCGGTGTTGAAACAGCACAGACCCCCGCATGGGAAGAAGTCGTAACTTGAGGTTTTAAACATGACTACAGCATATACATCACTCTTGGGCTTGGCTCTTCCAGTAACTGGTGAAAATTCAGGGACATGGGGTGATTTAGTTAACCAAAGTATTACATCCCTTCTGGACTCTGCTGTTGCAGGCACAACCACTCTGAGCACTGATGCTGATGTCACGCTGACCACTACGGCAGGCGCGGCCAACACAGCGCGTGAAGCGATTCTCTTGTGGACAGCGGGCGGCACGGTTACTCGAAACATTACGGCTCCAGCGCAGTCTAAGATTTACACGGTCATCAACGCAAGCTCAAGCACACAGAGCATCAAGCTGGTAGGCGCAGGCCCAACCACAGGCGTGACCATCATCAAGGGCGAATCGGCTCTGTGCGCATGGAACGGCTCAGACTTCATCAAGATCAGCAACACGGCTGGATCGGGGGTTTTCTCTTCTATTACCAACACTGGCCTGACATCGGGCCGTGTGGTGTATTCCACTACAGGCGGTCTTGAGACTGACTCTGCCAACTTGACTTTTAACGGAACCACGCTTACAGCCAACACGCTTAACCTGACAAACGCGCTGGGAACAACTTACGGTGGAACAGGTCTAACATCCTTCACCGCTAACGGTGTGGTCTACGCAAGCTCCACAAGTGCATTGGCTACTGGTTCTGCGCTGACGTTTGATGGGAATAATCTGACAGTTGCCGCTACTACGCCTAACGCAATTATTAACAACGCCTCAAGCAGTACATTGGCGGGAACTATTTTTCAATATTCAGGCACTGCTTTTGCAAGAGATAGAGCAACAGCGGGGACTGGTGAATATCGGCATGAAGTTGGGTTATCGGTTGGCTTTGGAGGATTTCATACTTGGTATTTAGATACAGCCGAACAAATGCGCCTGACCAGCACAGGGTTGGGTATTGGGACGAGTTCTCCTAGTGCTAGATTGACATCAAAAGCCATTGGTAATGGTTATGTTAATTCTGCGGGTCTTTCTCTTTTAGGCGCAGTATCTGGCACAAGTTACATCACCAATATTGGAGGTGCGTTGTATGTATCCAATGATGGAAGCACAGACCAATTAGTCTTAAACAGCTCCGGTAACCTTGGACTGGGTGTTACTCCGAGTGCTTGGGGAGCAAATTACTCAGCAATGCAGTTTCGAACTAAAGCCGCTATTGGAAATTACAGTGGAACAGACAGCATTGAATTATTATCAAACGCATACGCAAATGCCGATAACGCTTTTAAATATATTGAAACATATTCTGCATCTCGTTATGCCGTAAGCGCTGGCGCACATCAATGGTATATCGCTCCCTCTGGCACAGCAGGTAATGCCATCACGTTTACTCAGGCGATGACGTTGGATGCCAGTGGGAATTTGCTGGTGGGGACTACAACAACTGGCGGTGTATTGCGTGTATTTGGTGCTACAGGAAAAATAATTATTGGCGACACTAGTACCAATTATTTTGATGCTGACACACAAATTTTTCGCAGTAGTGGAGCAACAGAACGTGCCCGTATAGACTCCAGTGGGAATTTGCTGGTGGGGACTACAAGCGCATGGGGCGGCTCTCCAAAAATGGAAGTGCGCCAGACAGCAGCTACTTGGGGTTTATCTTCTTATTTGACATCAACCTCATCAGGAATTGGTGCTCTTTTATTGCGAGTGGACAATACTGCGCCATATTTGGCGGGTTTTTATTATGGTGGGTCAACATTGGTTGGCACAATTACCACCAATGGAACAACAACAACTTACGGGGTTACTTCTGACTATCGTTTAAAAACTGTTGTTGGTGCTGTGTCTGGTTCTGGTGAGCGTATTGATGCGCTTGAGCCTATTGAATACACATGGAACTCAAACGGTCAACGTACCCGTGGCTTTTTGGCTCACAAATTCCAAGAAGTTTATGCCGACAGCGTGACAGGAGCAAAAGACGCTATTGATGCAAACGGCAAACCTGTTTATCAAGCAATGCAAGCAAGTAGCTCTGAGGTCATTGCTGACCTTGTAGCTGAAATTCAATCATTACGCAAACGCCTCACGGCACTGGAAGGAAAAGCATGACTACTCAAATCACATGGAGCGTGACCGCAATGGACTGCTACCCTCAAGCCGAGGGTCAGACTGACGTGGTGTTCACCGTACACTGGACTTGTTCTGGTGTTGACGGCACATACACTGGCTCGGTCTACTCCACTTGCGGCGTGACTTACGCTGCGGGCACACCCTACACCCCCTACGCCCAATTGACGCAGGATCAGGTGCTGGGTTGGATTTGGGGTTCTGGCGTGGACAAAGCCTCTGCTGAAGCCGCTGTGCAGACTCAGATTGACAACCAGATCAATCCTCCAGTGGTGTCGCCTGCACTGCCTTGGGCCACAGCTTAAAATAATACGGGGTCACGCCGCTGCCCCTTCTCAGCGGTACTGGAGAACTTTATATGAGTGAAGAACTGAACACGTCCATCAACCTGACTTTGCCTTTGGGCGCAGTGAATATGATTTTGTCTGCTCTGGCCAAAGCGCCTTATGAGCAAGTTGCTGACTTGGTGCAAGCCATCAGAGCGCAGACAATCCCACAAATTCCTACGCCTTCAGAGGAACCTGAACAACCCAACCCGTAACTCCGGGGTAAAGGGGGCGCTGGCAGACCGTCCTGTTGGGTTGAAGTCTGCCCCAAATTGGAGTGAGTATGATCCCGATCGACCCATCTGAAGCACTTGACGCCATCAACTCGGCAGTCAATCTTGTGAAAAAAGCGGCCAACACCGCGCAAAACGTGGAGTCCCTTGGCCCTTTTCTGGGCCGATATTTTGACGCCAAGGCCAACGCGCTTCAGGTTGTAGTTGAGTCCAAGAACGGCACGTTCAAAGGTTCCGCGCTGGGCAAGGCGATGGAAATTGAAATGGCGCTTGAGCGCAGCAGGCAGTTTGAAGAGGACGTGAAGAACAAGCTCTTCTACCCCAACCACATGGAGCTCTGGAACCGCATCAAGGCCCGCGCTGCAACGATGGAAGCCGAGTTTGCCAAAGCTGCCAAGAAGGAAAAAGATGCCGCAGCTAAACGCAAAAAAGAGGCTAAAGAAGCTATCGAACTGGTTGTGGGATTACTTGCCGCTGCCCTATTACTTGCTTTGGTTGGATTTGGTATATACCAGATACGCGATCATGCAGGAAATCGTTGAAGGCTTCAAAAAGTGGTTCAAGCTGTTCTGCTACGTTGCCTGCATCTGGTGGTTTTTGGACTTTGTGTATGTGCTGCCTGAACCACTTGCCAAGCGGGCGATGGACAAGGCGTTGAGTTATTTACCTTTTTAAGGAGAAATCATGGATGAACTACTCGGATTACTTAAAGGCGTTGCACCTGCTCTGGCAACTGCCGTTGCTGGCCCTCTTGGTGGCGCTGCTGTTACCGCTATCGCTGCTAAGTTTGGTGTCTCAGACTCTGTGGAAGCTGTTGCGAAGGCAATTTCCGGTGACCCACAAGCGGCGCAGAAACTGGCTGACTTAGAGTTGGAATACGCCCGACTGGATGCGGCTGACCGTGACAGCGCACGTAAGCGTGAGTTGGAGATCGCCACCAGCGCAGCGGCTCCTTGGTACAGCAAGATGGTCACCCCCACCTTGGCCATTGGGATGTTCATTCTCTGGGGCACAGTCAATCTTTTGCTGCTCAACAACGCCATTCCTGATGGCATGCGCGAGATTGTGATTCGTATGCTGGGTTCGCTGGATGCCGCCAACATGCTGATCCTGTCCTACTATTTTGGCAACTCACACAAGCACTGACATGAAAGACAACTTCCAAAAAGCCCTTGCCGCCGTTCTCGTACACGAAGGTGGGTTTGTCAACCACCCCCAAGACCCGGGCGGAATGACAAACCTTGGCTGTACCAAAACTGTCTGGGAAGAGCACTGCGGTCACCCAGTGGACGAGAAAGCCATGCGTGCGCTGACCCCTGCCGATGTTGCCCCGCTGTACAAAAACAAGTACTGGGACAAGGTAAAGGGTGACGACCTGCCAGCAGGTGTTGACTACGTGGTGTTTGATGCCGCTATCAACTCTGGCCCGGGCCGTGCGGCCAAGTGGTTGCAAGCCTGCGTGGGTGTCGAGCCTGACGGCGGTATTGGCCCCAAAACACTGGCTGCGGTCAACGCCATGAACCCCAAACAACTGGTCGAAGATTACGGCAAGCGCCGCCTGTCATTCTTGACTGACTTACCTACGTGGGGTACATTTGGCAAAGGCTGGGCGCGACGGGTTTCAGAAGTCACCAGCGTTGCATCGACAATGACCACATGAGGTAGCCCGTGCCGTTACAAAAAATCCTGCTAAAGCCGGGTGTAAACCGGGAAAACACACGCTATACCACTGAGGGCGGCTGGTATGAATGCGACAAAGTTCGTTTTCGCCAAGGCAATCCCGAAGTTATTGGGGGCTGGGTTCCATTTAGCGGGTATACGTTTCTAGGCATTTGCCGTTCGTTGTGGAACTGGATCACTCTGGGTGGTCAAAACCTGATTGGGGTCGGCACAAACCTCAAGTTCTATATCAACCAAGGCGGTGCTTACTACGACATCACGCCTATTCGTACAACACGCACACTGACCAACCCGTTTGTTGCGACTCTTGGCTCTTCTGTTATTACCGTTACTTCTGCGGCACACGGCGGGATTACGGGCGACTTTGTTACATTCACTGGCGCTACGGGTCTAGGTGGTAACGTTACCAGTACTGTGCTTAATGCCGAGTACCAAATTACGGTAGTAGACACCAATAGCTACACCATCAAAGTCTCAGTTACAGCTACCGCTGCGGACGTTTCAGGCTCTCCCGGTGGTGGCACAGTCACTGCCAAATATCAGATCAACACTGGCCCAGCCGCCGAAGTGCCTTTGGTAGGATGGGGTGGCGGCAAATGGGGTCAGGGCACTTGGGGTGTGGGCGGCACGTCCATCAACTCTTTGCAGCTTTGGAACCAGTACAACTTTGGCCAAGACCTTGTGTATGGGCCTCGCGGTGCGGGTATCTATTACTGGTCTGCCAATGCTGGCGTGACTACTCGCGGGGTTAACCTGACCACTACAGGCGATGCGGATACACCGCTCTTTCAGAACTACATCATTGTGTCTGATACCTCGCGGTTTGTGATTGTGTTTGGCACAAACGATTACGGGACGAGCACTCTTGACCCCATGCTGATCCGCTGGTCAGACCAAGAAAACCCCAACGTCTGGACGCCAGCAGCCACCAACCAAGCGGGCAGTATTCGTCTGTCTCACGGCTCACAGATCATCACGGCCATTCAGACCCGTCAGGAAATTGTGGTGCTGACCGACCAAGCCGTGTATTCGCTGCAATACCTTGGCCCACCTTATGTGTGGGGCAGCCAACTCTTGGGTGACAACATTTCCGTCATGGGGCCAAACGCCGTGTCGTTGGCTTCCGGTATTGTGTACTGGATGGGGACTGAGAAGTTCTACAAATACGATGGCCGTGTGCAAACGCTCAACTGCGATCTGCGCCGCTACGTATTCAGTGACTTGAATTTGCTGCAAGCCCAGCAGGTGTTCTCAGGCACTGTTGAGAGTTTCAACGAAGTCTGGTGGTTCTATTGCTCGGCAAACTCTACGGTTGTGGATAAGTATGTCGTGTACAACTACCTTGAAAACACGTGGTACTACGGCACGATGGGCCGCACTGCATGGCTGGATACTGGCTTATTGCCTAACCCGATTGCTGCTACCTATTCGCAAAACATCGTCAACCAAGAAACGGGTATGAACGATGTGGAGAACGGAACCACTAAAGCCATTTCTGCGTTCATCTCATCGTCTGAATTTGATATTGGTGACGGCCACAACTTTGCGTTTGTGTGGCGCATGCTGCCTGACTTGACGTTTGATAACTCCACTGCCGCGCCTGATGGCACTCCTCCTACGGTCAAGATGGAACTGTATGGACTGGCTAACTCAGGCTCTGGGGTGACCAGCGATGCAAGCCAGCCAGTGGTCAAGGGTAATGCGTACTACATCACCGAAGAGTTTACGGGGCAGATTTACACACGGTTCCGTGGGCGGCAGATGATCTTCAAGATCAGTTCCAACCAGATCAATACATCTTGGCAGTTGGGTGCACCACGTATTGATATCCGTCAGGATGGACGTAGATAATGGCACAGAATAACGTCACCCCACCCAACCTGCCGTTGCCACCGAGCACATATGATCAGCAGTATTTTGACAAACTAACAAATGCTTTGCGTTTGTTTTTCAATCAGATCAGTAACGCTGGGCCAATGTCGGGCGCTACACAGCGGAATGGGACGCATGTAATTTCTGGTTTGAGCTTTATTGAGCCTAACCCAGCAACGCCAAATACGTTTCAAGTGAGCTTGCCCACTGATGCAGATTACGCTAACCTACGGGTAGGTTCGGTTTATTACGATAGCACCACCAAAGTGCTTAAAATCAAAGTTTGATACAAGGAGCCTGTTATGGCAGACGCTGGAATCGGTGAAGCAATGCTGCTTAGCGCAGCTATGGGTGGTGGCTCTGCTGCTATTACGGGCGGGGATCCCCTCAAAGGCGCTTTGCTTGGTGGCATAACAGGCGGTATTGGTGCTGGCCTTGGCGGCATGATGTCTGGTGCTATGCCGGGCGCTGTCTCCGGTGCTACACCGGGTGTTGTTTCTGGTGTAGGTGATGCTGCCGCACAAGCTGCTGCTCAAACCGCCGCTGCTCAAACCGCTGCCGCTCAAACCGCTGCCCAAACCGCCACACAAACTGCGGGAATTGGCGCTTTGCCTACTGGCAATGCAATGTCAGCTATTGATGCAGGTGGGTTTAATCCGGCAAATTTACCAGCGCCGGGTCAGGCAATGTCTTCTATTGATACAGGCGGGTTTAACCCGGCAAATCTACCAACACAGCCAGTTTCTAGCTTCCAACAAGCTATGAATGACCCACTTGGGTACATGAGCGGCCACAAGATGATGATGGGTAGTGCTGCACTGGCTGGCGCTACGGGTGCGCGTTACATGCCGCATTTCCCCGGTGAGGATACAAACAATCCGCTAAAGAAGTTTCACTACGACCCTGCCACTTTCATGCCTTCACGCCCTTATGCGGGTGGCGGCATTACTTCTTTGGGCGGCAATAACATGGTGGTAGGTAATGACAATCCCGCTGCTCAAGGCGAGAGCAACCCGTCCTCATGGGAAGCTGGTTCATTCCCTGTGAGCTATATGGCAAGCGGCGGCATTTCTGATCTGGGCAGCTACTCTGATGGTGGTCGTATGCTTGAAGGTCCGGGCGATGGTATGTCTGACAGCATCCCTGCCAGCATTGCTGGTAAGCGCCCTGCTCGTTTGGCCCAAGGTGAATTTGTTGTTCCAGCCGATGTGGTCTCCCATCTTGGTAATGGTTCCACAGACGCAGGTGCGAATCAGCTGTACCACATGATGGACAAAGTTCGTCAAGCACGCACTGGCCGCAAGTCTCAAGGCCGCGAGATTAACCCCGGCAAGTACATGCCCGCTTAAGGAAAAAACATGGCTACTACAAATTCTGGGCCTTTGGGTTATAACGTAGATGGAAGACTTGTTCCTTTGGACCAAGTTCAAAATTCCTTGGGGTATAGCCATTTATATCCGTCATTTAATGCCTCTATGGAAACGCCGCCTAGTGGGTATCGGCCAAGTTTTTTTGATTACAACAAGCCAATCCTTGATGAAAAAGGGAATGCTACGTATGATAAAAATGGAAACCAGCAATTTGAATCTGCTCCTCAATACTACCAGCCCATCCAGCAGCAGTCGTACCAGAACTACAACGTAGACACCCCCTACGGTGCCAGCCAATATGGCAAGGGCGTTCAGTATTTGCAGAACCCGTTCTCTTATGCTCCACCCGGTGTCAGCTATGGCAGTCAAGGTGGCATGGGCGGCATGTACAATCCCTTCACATACAGGGGCGGCAACATCAGTGCCAGCAGTGGTATGGGCTATGGTGGCTATGGCAGTTATGGCACTCAAACTCCCGGTGCTCAGACTGGCGGAACTCAAACTGGTGGGACTACACCCATATTTGGACCCGGCGGTATGTTTCCTGCGCTAACAGGTACGCAGACAGGAACACAAACAGGCACGCCTACTGGGATTGATGCGCTGATTGCAGCGATGCAAGCGTACATAAACGGAAGCCCAACAGCAACTCGAATATCCCCGCCAACTCAGACTTCGACTTCGACTTCCAATCCACCTAGAGCTACGGCAACAGGGTTTACTCCCGGGCCTGTTGTGGGGCCAACAGCAGGGACGCCAACAAATGGGTTTGTTACAGGGCCGGGTCCATCCGGCGGATTTACTACTGGTGGAAATAATACATCAACAAATACAAATACCCCAGCCACATCAAACTACACGCCATCAGCCGCTGATAATAAAGCGTTTATTACTTGGTGGTTGGCGCAGCCCACCATGACTGGAAAAACTAACGCAGAAGTTATTAAAGATCAGGGCGTTACTGATCCGTACACTGACCCCAAAGTGCTTTCAATTGCGTCTTCTCAAAATTCAAGGGCAAATGACCGCGCTAACCTTATTAGCTCTTCTGGGGCCAGCAGTCCTCCGGGCGCTAACATAGCGCCTTGGCAAGACCCTAATTGGCAAAAGTATCAAGGCACAAACAAAGAAGCCTATACAACCGCCCAAAAGGTTATGACAGACCCTGCGTATGCAGCCCAGTTCTCTGCTCAAACAGGATTAACTGGCGACAATTTACAGTCTTGGCTTTTGCGCTCCACTGACCCAGCAGCATGGAACAAACAAGCGGCGGCAGCTAGTGCAGCGGCGGGTCTTGTGGCTGGCCCCGGCCCATCTCCTAATCCAACACCTACTTCAACACCACGACCAGACATAGGTGCGCCAGAAACAATTACTCGCAGCGGCGCTTTAGGAATTATTCCCGATCTAACCAATCCGTTTACGGACACGAACGCTCCTACAACTTCACCTTTAGATGCATACGCCATGCAAACGTATGGCCGTCCTTTGACTGATACAGAAAAGCAAGTACTGTCCAGCATGCCATTGACTGATGCGCAAAGCATTATGGATACATCTATTGCCAATTACAATGCAGCGCAAGCTGCGGCTTCTACTCCGTCTGCACAAGCAACAAGTTCTGATTCTTCCGCAAACAATATGGCGCGTGGTGGGATTGCCTCTTTACTGCGCCGCCGATGAACCTCAGTGTCCGACACGTAGACACCAACTACGTCAGCCAGACGTGGCCAATGGTGCAGCCCTATATCGCGGAAGCGATGGAAAAGGGCGGGGATTTCCCTGACTGGGCGGCTGGCTATACGGTTGACCATATTCAGCTGTTCCTGACCAGCGGGCAATGGCTGCTTTTGGTGGCGATTGATGAGGAAAATGTCATCCACGGCTGCTGCACCGTATCATTTATCAACTACCCCCTGCACCGTGTGGCGTTTGTAACTGCAATTGGGGGTAAACTGATTTCCAGCGAAGACACGATGGCGCAGTTAAAAGACTTGCTGAAACAGCGTGGCGCGACGAAAATACAAGGATACGGACGTCCGTCCATTGTGCGCCTTTGGAAGCGTTACAACTTTGAACCCAGAAATACTTTAGTCGAGGTACTACTATGAGCGGTGGAGGCGGCCCAACACAATCAACAACCGTAACGTCAAACATTCCTGAATGGCTCAAGCCACAGGTTACAAGTTTGATCGGCGGTGCTACGCAGCAAATTTTTAATGTCAAGCCCAACGCAGAAACAGGCCAGTTTGACATCAATGGGGTTGCCCCTTTTGTTCCTTACAGTGCCAATCCAGCAGATTATGTAGCGGGTTTCAGCCCTCTTCAAACACAAGCTCAAGTCAACGCCGCTAACTTACAAGTGCCCGGCCAGTATGGCCAAGCGTCCCAACTTGCTGGCGCAGCAGGTGTAGGTGGCATGCAGTCTGCGGATCAGGCTTATGGGTTCGGTACTGCGGGTTACAACGCTGGTATGCAGGGTCTGGCTCAAGGCCAATACGCCGCCCAACAGTCCGCACAAGATGCCAACGCATTGCAAAATGCTGCATACGGCTATGGTGGCCAAGGCCAGCAATCTGGACTTACAGGACAAAACCTTGCTGTAAGCCAAGGACAGAATTTAAAAGATCAAGCCTTGTTTTATGGAAGCAGGGGTCGCCAAATTGGAGAAGATCAAGGCGGCAATCTAGTTAACCAAGCCGCGTATTATGGCCAGCAAGCAGCTGGTTTGGCTCCCGCTGCTCAAATGTATGGGCAAAATGCTGCGGACATTGGTCAAATGGGTTTGAATGCCCAATACTATGGCCAAAATGTAGGTAATCAAGCGCAAAACTACGCTGCGCAAGCCGCAAACGCTGGGGCAAATTACGCCAACCAAATTACCAATCCGTATGCGGTTCAGCAGTATATGAACCCGTATGCTCAAAATGTAATTGACGTCCAAAACCAAGCGGCTCAACGACAAGCGGATATTGCAAGCACCCAGCGCGGTGCGAACGCAGCTAAAGCTGGAGCCTTTGGTGGCTCTCGTCAGGCCATTGAAAACGCAGAAGCCAATCGCGCTTTGCAGTCTTTGATGAACACCAACCAAGCCACAGGCTTGAATACTGCATACAACAACGCCATACAAAATATGCAGTATGGCTCAAACCTTAATCTGCAAGGTTTGCAAGGCGCTCAGCAAGGTCTGGGTACCGCACTGCAAGGCGGTCAACTGGGTTTGTCTGGCATCGGTACAGCCATGCAAGGGCAACAGGCTGGCATCAGTGGGCTTAATGCTGCCAATCAGTTTTATGGAACTGGATTGCAAGGTGTAAATGCGGGCGTGCAAGGTGTCAACACTCAATTGGCCGGACAAGCACAAGGCTTGCAAGGCGTCAACACAGGCTTGCAAGCTGTCAATACTCAGTTGGCTGGTACGGCGCAGGGTATGCAAGGTGCTGGGGTTGGTCTGCAAGGTGTTGGTCAAGCTACCAATGCGGGTCAGTATGCACTGCAAGGTGCAGGTTTAGGTCTTCAGGGCACAGCGCAAGGTATGCAAGGTGCTGGCGTGGGTCTTCAGGGTGTGGGCGCTGCGCAGTCGGGTTATGGGCTGGGTAATACAGCCGCCAGTAATCTGGGTAATCTGGGCCAGCAGCAGTTGGCTGCTCAGACAGGCATCATCGGGTTGCAGAACCAAGTTGGCGCACAGCAGCAACAAGCTCAACAAGACATCATCAACAACGCCATCAACAACTACGCACAAGCGCAGAATTATCCGCTGCAACAATACAACGCGTACAACGCGATTTTGCGTGGGTATGCTATTCCGGGTCAAACTTCTACAACGTATCAGGCAGCGCCAGCGTTATCATCGCAACTGGCGGGTCTGGGCACTGCTGGGTATGGTCTAAGTCAACTGGCCAAAGGCGCGTCTGGTGGCCTGCCCAAAGACTTTAAAACTACGCGAGTAAGCGGTTTAGATACCTTGGGTCTGTACAACGCAACAAGAGGTTAATCATGAGCATAGCCCAGAAAATTTTAAGCAGCCCTCAGAAGTATTCGGTCCAAGAGCTTACTCAGGGCGTGCAAGACGGCACTATCCCTGCGTATATCGGTGTCCCGCTTATCCAAGACAAGATACAAAAACAAAAGCAGGCACAAGCTATGGGTATGGGGCAACAGCCCAACCAGCCTCCGATTGCAGAAGAAGTATTGGCGCAAGCCGCGCAACTTGACCGCCGCCCTTCTGGGGTGTCTGCGCTTGCCTCTAACTTGCCGCAAGAGTATGCAGGTGGCGGCATTGTGGCGTTTGGGGATAATCCAAACCAGCCTGTTAGCCTTAATATGCCTAGCACACCGCAGAGTCAAGGAATTCTTGGTGTAAACCCATTGGTACAGCGCGACCCCAATGAGTCGTTTGATGATTTTAAGCGCCGTGTATTGCAGGCGGATGCCGCTCGGCAGGCCCAGCAACAAGCACAAAATGCTCAAGCACGTGAAGCGGAACGTCAAAGTTTGTTGTCGCAACGTGGGCAATTGTTGCCAACAAATCCTTTTGTTAAGCCGGGAATATTATCTCCAACTACGGCAGCTGCCCCAACTGAAACTTCTACCGCAACTCCAGCAGCAACTGCGGCACCTGCACCTGCGCCAGCAGCGGACAACAAACCCCCTGTGGCAGACGGCATTAAGCAGTTGTTAGGTGGTCTTGGTATTGGCGGGCAAAGCGCTTCGGGTCGCTTCCCGGGCATGGGTATAAAACCACAAAATGAATTTACTCCTCCAGCCGGTAAGAGCATGACTGCGCAAACGATGGAGATGCTGGGCGGTTACGAAGGTGCTGATGGGTATACCGAACGCGCCGCCGCACGAGATAAATTGGCTGAAGATGCTATTGCTGAAGCCCGTAAAGGTGTCAAAGGCCAAGCATACGAAGGCTACCAAAAGACTTTGGAAGACGAAGCTAAAACATTTGGTGCTGATAAAGCAGATGCCAAAGCTATGGCTATTTTTAAAGCAGGCTTGGCCATGATGGCTGGCACTTCACAGCACGGCCTTGTAAATATTGGCGCGGGTGCGATGGCTGGGTTGGAAGACTACCAAGCTGCTGCCAAAGATATCAAGAAAGCGGAGAAAGAAAACCGCAAAGAGATGTCGCTTATTGAGCAGGCACGCCGTGCGGAAGCTGTTGGTGACCGCGATAAAGCCATTGAGTACATCCAAAAATCAAGTGATCGTAAAGATGCCCGTGATATGCACGTCACTGAAGCGCTGTCAAAAGCATATGGTATCGACCGTGCGCAGGCTTACGATATGACAAAGACTCGGTACACCACGCAGGCGGACCTCGACAGGACTAATCTGGCGGGGCAGTATCAACTTGCTGGCCATGAGATTGCCGGTAAATATTCACTTGCTGGGCATGCTTTAGGTGCAATGAACAAAGATGGCTTAAAACAGTATGAAATAGCGCGGTTGCGTATGGAAGCTGAAAAGCGTGTAGACCCTAATGAGTTGCGCACCACGCTTGCTAAACAACTTAATCTTTCAAAAACCCCTGCTCCCGGGGCGGACAAAACTTTTGACGCAAGATTCCAAAACGCATACGAAAATGAAATAGGTAAGCACGTTAATCGTTACCTTACAGGTAATGCAGGGGGCGCAGGGCAACTTACACAAAACCCGTATGCGGGATATAAAATGGTGCCTTAATCTCCATAATGGGATGCCCCAATGCCAATCTATAACGTCCAAGCGCCAAACGGAAAAGTCTACAAAGTAGAGGGGCCAGAAAACGCAGACCAGAACACGCTTTTTGGTTTTGTTCAGCAACAGGTGGACGCAGAGGACACCAAGCGCCTGCAAAAAGAGTATGGCCCCGGCATCATGGAGACGTTTGGCCGTGGGGTTAAGCGTGGGATGGGCGAACTTGGCTCAACCTTTACCGACATCATTCCAGCTATGGGCGCAAGCGCACTGGGCTTTAATGACTTTGCCAGAGAACAACTGGCCGAAGCAGAAGCTAAGCGCCAAGCACGTGAAGCCGAAGCCGCGCCGGTATTCCGTTCATACAAAGATGTTGAGGGGCTTAGTGACGTACCCAAGTTCCTAGCCGAAAGCATTGGTGAGCAAGTTCCCAACATTGCAACTTCCTTGATTCCGGGCGTTGGCGCTGGCGTTGCTGCAACCCGTGCAGGTCTTACGGCTGCTGGAAAAGCTGCTGCTGTCGGTGCTGGTACTTACTTGGGCGCGTATGCGCAAAACGCTCCTGAAATATTCCAAAACATCTATGAGAATACAGGCCAACTGGCCCCCGGCGCAGCCGCGATCTTTGGTGCTGCATCAGCCGCATTAGATTCCGTGCTTCCCGCACGCTTGATGAAAAACATCAGCGGTCCAGTCAAAGCAGGTATTGTTGAAAAGATTCTTGAGAAGTCCGGTATGGACAAGGGGTTGCTGCGCTCCGTAACCGCAGAAACGCTTACAGGTATCCCTGCCGAAGGTTTGACCGAAGGCGCACAAGAAGCCATCAGCATTGCTGCCGAGAACTTTGTTGATAAACACCCACACGTGTTTGGTAGCAAAGAGTGGGACCGGATCATGGAGTCCAGCATCAAGGGCGCAGTGTCCGGTGGTGCATTTGGTGGTTTGGGTGGCGCAGTTGAACAAGGTCGGGCCGCTGCCGAGCGCCGTAATGAGTACGCTGATGCTTTGGAGCGCCGTGGCCAACGCCAGCAAGCGGCAGAAGTTCGCCGTCAATCCGCTGAGATTGAAGCTGCCCAAGCGCAAGAACAACAGATGCAGTTACCCGGTTTTGAAGCTGGACCCGCCTCTGCTTTGTACACACCACCAGAGCAAGAACCTGCTGGACCCAAAGAACCTAAAGGCAAACAGCTTGAAATGTTCACGCCCGAGGGTGGCTTAACGCCCGGGGCAGAAAAGCTGGCCACCAAAGATGAAAAGTCGGCTGCTATCCGCGCACGTCAAGAAGAGCAACGCCAAGCTGCGGAGCTTAAAGAAGCGCAAGCGAAGCTGAAAAAATCATTGAGTGAGTTGACAAACGTACCCACCGACCTTTTGTCGTTAGCAAAACAGCCATCGCCGTTGGCCCAAACAATTGGTCAGGTGCGTGGCGAAATGGACAAGCTGGCTGCAAAGCGTGGAGTGCAACCCGTTGCGGCGGCCCCTTCTCCAGAGGCAACTATCACGGAGCCAACGCTGGTCAAAAAGCCAGAACCACTTACGCCACAGACTATGCCCGCTGTCGTCAATGACGAAGTGCTTAAAGGTTTGGGGCTGGGTCACACCGCGTTGATTCGCAAAAACAAAATATTAGAAGGCAAAGACATCACTAACCCAGAGGATGCTACCGAAGTCAAACGCACGCTGGAAGCCTACGTAGAAAACCGGAGTCAGCCCATCCGTGAGAAGATTGAAACATACCTTGCACGACCAGAGTTCCAAGGAGCCACTGATGTTACAAAACCTGTCGAACCACCAGTTGGAGGAAGCCCTAGCGTGGTTAGCCAGCCCAGTGCAGGAGTCACCCCCGAGGCCGCTGGAGCAACTGAACCCAATGGAGTGGTACCTGCTGGAGCAGCTACTGAGTACCCTGCTGCAAGAGAAGGACAGCAACCCCGTGCATTAGTTCAAGAAATTGAACAACCTAAAGTAGAAGGAGCCGAAATTGGCGCTGCGCCCATTGAAACCAAGCAAACAGAAACGCAAAGACAAGAAGCAAAACAGCCCGTCCCAGTAAGCGATGAGGCTTATATAAAAAATCGTGAAGAGCGTGCGAAAGACGATGCGGATTATATAAAAAATCTTGAAGAGCGTACAAAACTAATCGCTAAAGCTGATGCGCTCGCAGAAGAAACGGAAAAAGTTTCCGGAGAACTGCATAACCTAGCCCCTTCAGAAGCGTATGAATCGCCGCTGCGCCAAAAGTTAGATGACCTTAATGCGCAAACTGATGAAACCTTTGCCCAAATTGATGCGCTTGACGCCGCTCGTAAAGAATTGCCTGCCGCTCCCGCACAACCAAGAGAGCTAGGCAAGCGTGAAAAGACTGATCTGAGCAAAGCTGAGAAAGGTCGGCAGGCTGCTACTGAAGAGCAGGCTAAGTTCATTGAGGATGTGGACTCCAACGTTGATGCGCTGTTGACTTCCCGCCTGCATGAGAAAGCAAAAGATGCTGGGATCAAAGCCAAAGAAGTGCCCACGGAAAACTACCGTGGTACGGACTTGCACAACTTCTTGCGGTTGCCAGCTTTGTTTGCCCAGCACAGGGATTCCGTAGAGACCCTGCGCGAATCCGAAGGCACTCCACAGCAGGCTAAAAACGAGCAGCAGATTAAACAGATTGAAGAGGCTATTGCCGCTTCTGGCCCAGACGCGATGGAAATGTTCCAACGCTTGCAGCAAATGCCCGTTAAAGAGCAGACCAAAATGCTCTCTGAGCTTAACCGCTTGGGCATGCAAGAGTTTGATAAGCAAGCTGCCGACAAAGTGGCCAAGATTAAAGCTGAAATAGAAACCAGTAGGGCCGCCCCATTAGAAAAGCCTGAAGCCGTTTCTGACCAAGAGGTAGAAGAAGCGTATGCAGCGTTAGCGGAAGCAACCGGCAAAACAAAGTTGGGTAAGGCGTTCCAACAACTTGGCAGCAAATTGTTTCTCCCACAGTACACCGGCCCAGCATTTGACCAAGCACAGATGCAACTTGCACAGCGCGGCGATGTGAATGGCTTATTGCGTAGCTTGCTTGATGGGATTAAAAACCCTGAGATCAAGCAGGTACTGCGCCGCATCCGCTCGTTGAACCTCAACGCCAAAGTTGTTATTGGTAAAGTCGAAGACGGCAAAGCTGGTTCTTACGATCCAGCTACCAACACGATCACGCTTGATCCGCAGAACGGGATGAACGCGCACACGTTCTTGCATGAGGTTACACACGCTGCCGTTTCGCACGTGCTGGCAAGCCCCAACCATCCGCTGACCAAACAGTTCCAGCAGTTCTTCGTGCAGATTCAAGATCGCCTTGGCGCTGCTTATGGTGCGCAAGACTTGCAAGAGTTTGCTTCTGAGTTGATTGGCAACCCCGAATTCCAAGCCATCCTCAAAACCATCAAGGCTCCCCGCAGTGGGAACATGTTCCAGCGCGTCATGCAGTCTATTGCTGAGTTCTTTGGCTTTGGTAAGAGTGCGCTTGATGTGGGTACTAAATTCGTTAGCGACGCCGTAGACATCTCAGGCGACGTAGAAGCTAGCGCTTCTCAAAAGATGTTTTTGGGTATGGGTAATTTCCAAGCTGTTGGCAAAATTGGCCAAGCAATGCCTAACCTCGTTGGGCAGACAATCAACCAGACTAAGAACACCTTTTCCAATGTGAAGGATGTCAACATACTGCAAGCCGGTCTTGGTTTGCTGCGTCTGGACAACCTGAATACGCTCTACAAGAAAGAGTTGCCAAGCATACAAAAACTTCTTAATGCTTTGGAGCGCCGCAACGGTGTCCAAGAGCAGCGCATTAAAACCGCCAACGACAATTACCGCGAGTTTGTGGACATCCAGAAGAAGCATCCGCAGGCGGTAGAGCGCATGGGTGACTTGGCGATCGACGCCCGTCTGGCTGAAGTTGACTTGTCCCAACCTTTTAAATACAAACAAGTTCCACAAGCTAAGTGGGACAAAATGTCCGCCGTGGCGAAACAAGAATTTTTAGCAAACGAAGCTAAACGAGACGCCGCGTATAAAAAATTAAAGGCTCAATTTAATACGTTGCCTGCTGATGTGCAGGGCATGTACAACACGATGCGCGGAGATTACGATAATTCCTTGAAACAATACCAAGAGTTGCTGATTAATAGCGTCTCAATATCCCTTAAAGACCGGCTGGCCAACGAGTTTCAAAACCTCAAGGGCGTTACCGGTTACATCCCGTTCTTGCGCCACGGTGATTTCTGGGTTGAGTATGCAGACCCACAGACTGGAGAGCGTGCAGCTTCTGCATTTGAGTCAGTGCGTGAACGTCAACAGTTCATTGACACCATGCTCACGCCTAAGAACATAACGCACAAGTCATACCAGAACTTGCAAAGCATTGCATACCGGTCGCAAGGCGTGGTGCCCACTTCGTTTATTGGCAAAGTCATGGCTGACCTGCAAAAGCAGGGGGCGTCTCAACAGCAACTTGACAGCGTGTATCAGTCTTATCTGACGTTGTTCCCCGGCGAGTCCATCCTCAAGCAGTTCATGAAAGCCAAGAACGTGCGTGGTATGGAGCGCGATATGGTGCGCAATTATGGTGACATCATGGTGCGTTGGGCACGCAAGCTGGCTAACTCTGAGTACACCCCAGAAATTGATCGGGCACTTGGTGAGATTGCCACGCAGGGTGAGAACTCAGGTAGCCTCCAGATTGAGGAAGCGGCCAAAACTATTTTGCGTCAGGGCGAGTTTTTCCATAACCCCAATTACAACAACCTTGTGCACTCGGCTGCTGCCCTGAGTTACTTTGAGTACATTGCTGGCAACATCTCTTCGGCAATCGTCAACTTGACCTCGTTGCCCATGCTGGTGTGGCCAATACTCAGCGGTAGGTTTGGGTTTGCTGAAGCGTCATCTGCCATGATGAACGCCAGCCGTGTTGCTATCAACGGCATGGAGAAAAGCCCACGGTACGCCAACTTGTACAAAACGTTGATGGAGCATGGCCAACTTCAGCACACAATGGCTCGGGAGATTTTGGAAGGTCGCCGTCAAAGCACTGCCCAATATAACGGCCTGTACGCCAAACTTTTGAACGGCATATCTATTCCATTTGCCGCAAGCGAACGCTACAACCGTGCAACCACAGCAATTGCTGCCTATGACTTGGCCAGAGCCAAGGGTATGAACGAGGCGAACGCAGTTCAATACGCCCTTAACACAACCAAAGATGCGCACACATCAGGCTTGGCGGCAACTGCACCGCGCTGGATGCAGCACCCGATTGGCCGCGTATTCTTTACCTTCAAGTCTTTTGCGTGGAACAGCGCATTTGTGGTAGCGCGTTCTTTCCATCAGGCTTACAAAGGCGAGACCAAAGACATACGTCAAGCCGCACAGCGACAACTTATTGGAATGTACGGTATGGCTACCGTGCTTGCTGGTGTCAAAGGTATGCCGTTCTATGGCGCTGCTTCTACACTGGCTACGATGCTCAACGCTTTGTTCGGAGATGATGAGCCGTTTGACTTCGATGAAGAGATGCGCCGGTTCTTTGGTGAGTTGTTTTATAAGGGCGCACTCAATTACGCCACCAACCTTGAAATCTCCAACCGTGTTGGTATTGCAACCGACTTAGTTTTTCGTGATGACCCCCGTGGTATTGCAGAGCACGGCTACGCGCTGTCTGCTATGCAGCAAGCCTTCGGCCCGTTGGGTTCTTACGCAGTCAACGTAGAGCGCGGTATCAAGGCGATGAATGAAGGGCACGTAGAGCGTGGTGTTGAAGCGTTGCTGCCTAGCTGGGCGCGTAACGGCCTTAAGGGCGCTAGGTATCTGACTGAAGGCGCGGTCACCATGAAGGGTGATGCAATCAACGAAGACGTAAGCGCGTACAACGCATTGATGCAAGTCATTGGGTTTGCCCCTGCTGACCTGTCTACGACTTACGAGAAGTTGCAAGCCGCCAAAGGATACGAGCGTGAGGTTAACGCTAGACGCACCCAACTGCTCAATCGTTTTGACATGGCCAAGCATGCTGGTGACTACGACATGCAACAGGAAACCCGTGACATGATTGCGGAGTTTAACCAAAAGTTTCCAGTCAAGCGCATCACAGCGGAAACGTTGCAAAAATCAATCGCCGCCCGAAAGGCTGCTGAGAAGCAAATGATCCACGGTGTGCGATTTGATAAGAAGCTGCTGCCTGAAATTCGTGAAGAGTTTTTCTCGGACGAGGATTAAAAAAGCCCCCTGCGTTAACAGGGGGCTAAACTCTTCAAGGAGAGGCAGAGTGCGTGTCTAGTATACCGTCTGTTCGCCAAACGCGCAAGCCGTAGACATGGTTCTCAATGACTTGTTTGCATATAACGGTCAAGCCAAGTCGCTTAGCTTCTGATCTGACAAACCGGCGAACATCACGGCTATCCAAGCAAGGCACAAAGAACGATGTGCCCGGCTTGAACTTGTTCCATTCAATCAGAATCGGCAGTCCCAGTATCTGCATCTAACAAAGCGGTTGCGTTAAAGAAGTCCAGCTTGGTTGTGTCAAACCACAGCGCGTTCACGGGAGCTTGCGTGTTGGCAACAGTGCCAGCGGTCATGCGTTTTTTCTTGGTGTCCACCAATGCACCACTCTTGCGGTGCGGGGCAATCACCTCTTCGTAGTTAGCCATGATCTTTGCGCAATCTTCTCGAAACGTGCGGGTCACAATATAGAGCATCTTTGTGTCAGGCTCATAACGCGCAGTCAATGCGCCACGTGGCTCACGGATGGGGGCATGCTCAAGTCCGTTGCGCATATCCTTACTGCCGTTGATAACAAGAATCTCATGGAAGTGCTTCTGCAAAAAGCCACCCACAAACTCATCAGTATCAAACATGTATTCATGTGTGCGGGTACGAGTCTCCTTGATAAGGTTTACTGCGTAATCAAACACGGGCTTGACCGGTATGTCATGCAACCCAAGATGCTTAGAGATTGACCCACCAGCAATTGCCAACGAACTGATAAGCGCCCAGTACCGTTCAGCGTTCTTGATGCCTGCGGCCTGTTCGATGCGCAGTTGCACTTCTGCAAGTTTGGCTTTGACCATAGGCAGTTGGCCAACCAGCGCTTGAGAGAACGGCTCAATAGCATGGCCGTAGTTGTTCATCAACCTACCAAAGTGTTGCCGTGCCCACGTAGCATCATCTCGGGCATCTGGTTTAACGTTGATCTCCATAATCCGTTTCAGTTCGCCATCGGGAAAGCCCTTGATGGAAAGCAACGCATCGGTAACGTACCGATTGGATGACGTGATAAGCCCAGTCTGAAACTTGGTGTTGTTAAGGCGTTCCGCATTGTCGTGCTGCTTCATGCGGTTCTTACCCCGACCCGAAGTCACGTCATAAACTTGGTTTGACATTTGGTCAGGCGGCATGTTTGTGATCTCGTCCATTGTCACAGCCATGCTTTGCATCACGCCAAGGCGGTTCATGCGGGAGTTGTATGTGTCTTTGGGTGACAGCAATAATTCCTTGGGTCTGCCGTAAATGCTGTTGATAGCATGCAAGATGGTCGTTTTGCCTGAACCTGATTCGCGGCTGACCAAGTTGAGTAAGAACCCGTCAAGCGCCGTGAACTTCATCAGCATCGTGCCAAATCCCAAAAAGAAAGCAAAGGCACGGTACTCCATACCCTCACCGCCATAGATGTTGATGGTGTCTTTCCATACGTGGAAGTCGCCCTTGGGTTGGAACAACGGCACGTGCGGAAGTGTCGGAGAAGACGGTGGGCTGTACACAACATCCGTAGCTCTGATTTCTCGGTCGCCAATGATGATGCCAGACTCATCCTCAATCCAGCCAAACTGTTTGTGCGCTTTTTCAGCGTTTGCTCGCATCTGTAAATCCTCAACCCATTTCGCTACGTATTGCATCAGCGTGTCCTGTTTCTTGCCAAGCGCGGTAATACCGTGGGAGGCAATCGTTGCCACAAATTTTTCTTTGGACAAAACCCCGGCCAAAGGCATGATGAAGTCTCTGACACCATCTTTTGGCAAGTGCAAACGGAGCAGCAAGGTCTCCCCTAAGTCGGGGTCTTGCATCCGCTTAACCACATAGAAGTCGTATGGATAAATGATGTCGTCAATGTCGTTGCCATCCTTGTCCTTGGTGTGCACAAACACACCGCCGTTCTTGCCACGGAAAAATGGGAATGGGAACTTGGGGATGACGTAAGTCTTGGCCTCTTTTGTTTCAGGCTCAAGGTCGGTGATGATGTTGTCTTCTTCAGTCGCTTCAATGATCTCACGACCCAATTGGATCGGAGAAGTAAATTTGTGTGCGCACCCTTCGCAACCTGAAGGATTGAGCTTTTTGAATGTCTCACACGTGTACGGGCCTTTGGTTTCGTTGGCCTTCTTCTCAGTTGTGTTGGCGTTGTATTCGGGGTGCTGATTAGACAGCACGTGGATAGCCTTGTGGCGGTCAGAACAATGTTGGGCAATCGACAGGCCAGCCCTCCACAGCGGCTCGTCAATTGTTTCTTGGTTGCGGTAGATATGCGCAATCTGGTTACATCCTGTGCCCTCAACCGACTTGACCAAGATCGTCTTAAACTTGGACTCGCTTGCGCCCATCAGGGCCAAAGTCACTGCGTCCAGTGGGCGTTTAAATTCGGCTCGGTCTAGCGCAGACAAAACGTCTTGTACTGGCTCCAGCAGTTCCTTCATTCTGGCGTTGGGAATCAGCGGGGCCATGTGCAACACCACAACCGGAATCGGATTGGTTGGGTCTTTCAGGTGATTCGTTTCTGGCATCCGCAACACACGCGCCGCGTCAGCCGGTACAGCGCGATCAATGTCAAACTTGTTTTGCTCACACAACAGCTTGAGTTGCTCAGCATGTGGCTTCCAATCGGTCTTAGCCATCGGCTCTTCAAGAATCCAGTACACGTGTGCACCGCGCCCAGACTGCAAAATGCTTGGCTTGGGCAACTTGGTTGCCTTGCAAAATTCTTTGAGGGCAACAAGCCCTGCATCTAATGTGTCATAGGGTTTACCCTCACCGCAATCCAAGTCAATAAAAAACGACTTGAGCGCGATTGCGTTGGTCGCAAACCGTCCGTTAGAAATAGGCCCAAACTTGGCCATGCCGTAAAAAGCGTTAAACCCGTCTGCTTGCAGTGCATCTGATTTATCACTTAGGTCTTCGATATTGGTTGCAAACCGCTGTCGAACTACGTCTTCTCCATTTTCTTTTTTATTGCCCCAACTGCAATAATGCTCGCCATCTTGAAGTGGCGGTAGCACCAATGAGAGGAACTCATTTCTTGAAACCATAGCCGTCCTCTGCGCCGTCATTTGTTATAAAAGAGTAGGGAAGGGATGTGACGGCACCCATCCTTTTCGGGAGCTACCCTATCCCACTCAAACCGTTAAGCCAATTTGGCAATCAGCTTTTGCATCTTGTCGGCGTGCTTGCCTGAAACAACTGTCTTTCCACGAAACCACGAATAAACAGTTACTCGGCTCACGCCAAAGAAGTCTGATACGTCCGTCACAGGGATGTCCCGCTCAACACAAATCCTGCCCAGCTTAACACCAAGCAGGTTTGCATTTGCTTCGTTAACCTCCTGCACTGTAAGTGTGGAGTAACCTTTAGCCATTACTCGTCATCCCACTCGTCAAGGATTTTGGACAGGTCTTTCTTGTCTGCAACAGGCTCGTCTTTCTTAGCGACACGCTTGACGGGTTCTTCCACAGACTCAGCGGCAACCTTCTCAGGCTTGGGCGCTTCTGCTTTAGGGGCTTCTGCTTTGGGTGCTTCGGGCTTTGGCAACTTCACGCCATCAGCTTCAGCCACAGTCATGGTAATCGCACGCTTTGCTGGCTCTGACTGACCCTGCTCAATAGCAGTCTTGTGCTCTTCGCTCTCCAAAACACGTACTGGTTTGAAAGTCAAACGTGGTGTAGCGCTGTCCGTATCGAACCGCATCTCCGTAACCACAGCAGTGATTGGGATACCCTTACCACCAATCATCTTTGCGTATGTCTGCAATGGCCACTTTCCCGGAGCGCCTTCTCCAAAGATAGATGCGGCTGGAAGCGTCAGTTGGAACACATCGCCTTTGATGTCATTGGCCAGCGCCACTGCCAAACGTTGGCTGTAACGGCATGCGCGGCTATCGCCTTGACCAGAACCCTTGGCGTTTTGATCGCAGTCCACGCAGCGTTTAGCTTGCGGAATTATGGATTTGGCATCAGGCACTTCACCGTCAGCAGACCAGCAGTCAGGTGCGGATGGCTCGTTGCCCTCAGAGTACTGCTTCAAATAAAACGTGCGCGACACCTTGGGTGCAGCGGCAACAATGACTACGTTCATTGAACGGTCTTCGTTCTTGGCAACTTCTTTGCCGTTGACCATCATGCGCCATACACCACCTTTGATGGAGATGCGTTTGGAACCAACACCGCTACCACCCATAAGGGCTTTGGTTGCGTCATCCAGTTCAAGTTCTTTCAGGTAGGAAGGCAGTCCTACATCCAACATAGCGAGATCGTTGCTCATGGTTTCTCCTTAGCGTTTCAAAATGGTGATGGTTTGGTTTACTTCCGCATTGAGTCCCGGCGGTAGTAAATCGGGATTTTCTTCAAGGAACTGAGCCATGTTCGCGGAGTTGATTCGTTGGAACATCAACGAAAAGGCATCATGGTCTTTGATGAATTTGTAGAACGAATCCCAATCACTAGTCCAGTAGTTCTTGGTGACCCGTTTGGATACCGTGCCGTAATCGGTACGGATGGTTGACGCGCCTTGCGCTTTGCAGATTTCAAGCAGTTCACCGGCAACGGTGTCTTGCTTCTCTTTCAGTGCGGCAACTTCTTCCTCAAGTTCGCGCCGCTTGTCCCGAATCTTGACGTAGATGCGGGTCAGCTTTTCAACTGTTGGTTCTTCACTCATTACACTCTCCTTCGTTTGTAAAAGGTCTAACTATTATATAGCCTACATTTACATTGTCAAGTGGTTTCGACAATATTTTTGTAGAGGTCGATCAGCCTTGTATGGATGTCCACTTTTTCCGACAGCATGGCGTAGATGCGTTTCTCCACGGGGCTGCCTTGAATGTGCACAACCGTACAGGGGTTGCGTTGGCCAGCACGATGCACACGTGCGTTGGCTTGTAGATATGTTTCTGTTGATGTGATTGGCCCCCACCACACCACAACGTTGGCGGCGTGGAGCGTAACTCCGTGCGCGGCGGCTTGCGGCTGGATGACCAATACTTGCGGGTCTTTCTCAGATTGAAATTTAGCGAACACCTCCGTGCGTTTGTTGACGTTGACGCCACCGTGTATGACTTCGCACGGTATCTTGTTTACCTTAAGTTCTTCAGCGATGATCTCAATGGCATGTCGAAAGGGGGCAAACACAATGACCTTGTGGCTTGCTTCTTCAATGACCTCAAGCAGTGCGGTCATGCGAGTCTTGGCATCAAACGAAATGGTTTCACCATTGTCCGAATAGACTGCGCCACACGACAACTGAAGCAGCTTGTTAAGGTTTGCCGCCGCATTAACAGTTGTTATCTCTTCGCCAGCGGCCACGGCCATCATGTTCTTGCGTAGGGTTTCGTAAAACTTCTGTTGCTGTGGCGTTAGAGGGACTTCCCGAGTTGTGTACGTCATGTCAGGCAAGTCAAGGCACTCGTCCTTTGTGAACCTGATGGCGGGTTGCAAGGCTTCGTGCACCGTGTTCTCTGAAGACTTTTTTGGAATCCATTTGAACTGCGTGATCTTGGTCATGACTTGATCGCGGAACGCACCAAAGAACCGAGGCACGCCCGATGGGTTGATGATCTTAGCCAAGCCATACGCATCAGTAGGCGACTGCGATGCGGGGGTGCCGGTCAGCATCCATACCCACATGTCAGGCTGAATGATGGCGTTCAAAGTTTTCCACCGTTTTGTAGATACGTTTTTGTATGCATTGGCTTCGTCAATTACAATCAGATCAAACCCACCGTTGACGATCTCGTCTTTGATGATGTCAAGCCCATCAAAATTGCAAATCACATACTCAGCTTCGCCACGTGCGGCGGCAATACGCTTCTCTTTTGAATAGCTGTGTGCGATGGCGCACGTGCGGTGCATGGCAAACTTAAACAAGTCAGCCTCCCATGCAGACGACATGATCGACAGGGGGCACACAACCAAGACGCGCCGAATGATGCCAATGTTTATCAGGTAGTCAGATGCCCAGATGACGCTCGATGTTTTACCCGTGCCTTGCTCGTTGAAGCAAAAAGCACGGCGGTGCATTGTCAGGAACGATGCGGTTGTGCGTTGATGTGCAAACGGTTTGTAGAGTCCCGGCCAGTTGTAGTGTGCGTCGATGGGTGAAGGGATGTTTTTAAGGCGCAAGTTTTTAAGCACCTGCGCTTCTTCCAAGCCCCACTTGACCAGCACTTCGTTGTCACCAACTTGTCGGGCTTTGGGTATAACGGTTGTGATGCGTGTAGGCTCTTTGACCTTCAGCAACAGCGCTTTGTTATCAATTATTTGCATAGCGCTTGTAGTATTTGGCGATTGCTCTTTGAACAGCGGCGGATTTTGTTTTTGCGGTCGGGCCATTCATCACAACATTCCAATTCTTATCTACCACGTCAGCGGCAAATCGGTTGTCTTTTTCGTTGTGCACTGTTGTGTGTACATCGCACATCATTAAATCCCGATCTTGTAATTTCAACAAAGCTATGAACTCATTTCTTGTCATTGAATCTGCACTCCAATAGCAAATAGCCCGAATGTGGGTTTTTCACATTCAGGTTTGGTTGACCGCTTACGGCAGTCACTCGCTTCTTTTTATTTCACTGGCTATTCTAAGCCGACCACACGGCGTGTCAAGCGCGTTTACGTTCTTTTTTGCTGGTTTCGGATACGAGGTTACCCTTACTGTCGCGCTTGAAAGAACGATTTACAGACTTAGGTTCTACACGCACGCCGTCTTTGATTGTGCCGCCCTTGTCAGCGGCCTTCACATGAGCAACGTCCTTGCCATCACCCTTGCGAACCTTGCCTTCCTTCAACAACTTGTACCGTGCACGGTTGCGTTCCTCGCGGTTCTTGACCTGCTCTGGGGTGTCTTCGTACTTGACCGCTTGGGCGTACTTGCGGGGGGTTTTGGTTGCCATACGGGCCTCACGGTTTGATGATGTCTACCATTTTCTCAGTTTCAAGAATCAACTGCAACATGCTCAGAAACTCTGCGTTCTCGCACGCCCCGCTAATTTTGACTCTGACTCCATCTACATTGCTTAACGACCGCCATTTGTATTGCCATTTGCCGTTTTTATTTTGCTCATTGAAACCAATCTGTACATCAAGTGTGTTGCCTGATAAATTGCGAATTTCCAATTTTGTCTCGTTATTGTTGCCGCCTTCGCGGTCATTTGCGTAGCGCAAGTCATGAAACACGGCGGAATCTGGCCCTAATTGCCCAAGCCTCACATCAATTTTAGTCACCGGTACGATCCTTTCCCGTTATGCACGCAGTCTTTAACCACGCACCAATCTTTGCAACTGAAGTTAGGTCGTGCGTTCCACACGTTTACCTCAAACGCTTTCTCCAACCGCGCAGTGTCTTCCAGCCAGCGCATCCAATGCACCCCTTGCTTGTCCGCACTGAAGTCGGCCTTCACAAAATCCTTGGCAATCACAAACAACAGACCGGACTTGACCTTCTTGACTTGGGGGAAATGCTTGAAGATCGACAGCGCCATCAACTCAAGTTGCTTGGTGTCTGCATACTTGCTTGACTTGCCTGTCTTGTAGTCCACAACCCGCGCCACTTCGCCTTGAAGAATAATCAGGTCAGCGATGCCGCGCCACCAAACATCTTTGTCGTAGAAGTCGCAAGGCTCTAACCCTTTCGTCAATCCCATCTTGTGTTCGCACAGGTGCGTGCCTTCACAATTTTTCAAAGACTCCAACGGCTCACGCATGAACGCATATTGCTCTGGTATGGGCGTGCCTTCTCGGATGTAGTCCTCGGCCACTTTGTGTACGGCAGTGCCGTAACGCATGGCATCAGACTCAGGCTCCTTAACATCTTTGAGGACGCGCAAACGAAAGTACTTTTGCGGGCACTGCTTGAACAGGTCAATGGAGGAATACGACCACGTGTATTTAATCGGTTGTTTTTCGCTCATATTTCCTTTTGGGTTTGAGTACGGCTATGCCTTGGTCTTCAAGTGATTCTCGGTTTCGGGCGTTCATCCAGTACTCAGCAAGCTGATGTGCTTTGTCCACAACTTCTGGCATAGAGTAATTTTCGTTATTCATCAGCAGACCCGCCATCGCAAACATGGATGCAAGGTCGCGTAAGTTATCTTCATGCTCGTTCATTTTTCTTCTCCGGTTTGGGTGCGTTTTCTGGCACTTCAGCGCACATGTAGATAGCCGCATACTGCCCTCGATGGGGGCCACTCCAACGGTCAATGTACACGCCGAATATAGAACGTATTGAGATGCGCAAATTATCTTCGTCAAGCAACAACTTTGACGATATTTCGCTGATTGTAAGTCCGTCCTCTGACTGCTTCAATACGTCTCGTATGTCATCGTGCCACTTGGTTAATTTAACAGTCGCCATAACTTTGTCCGACACCCGATTCACAGTTGAGAGGTAACGTCTTGCACCACTCTGGTCGATAGCGCATACATTGCTCAACATAATCTTGCGCTTCCTTGGCTTGGGCTTCAGGGGCGATACAGGCCACGGCATCATGCACCGTCAGCACAACCTTGTACCGTTTGCTAATCAACAGCATCTGCTCAGCGATCACACACCTTGCAACAGCTTGACAGATGTTCTCAACGACCTTGCCGCCGTAGATGCGCACTGGGCCTTTGCGTGTTTTGTACCAGTACTCTGTGCGGCTTTCTGGGGTGCTTGTTGTGTACAACCCTTCGTAGCGTTGCCACAGACCGCTTGGCAAAAGGAACCCTTTGCGGGTTGCATCAAAATGAACTGCGTTTACGTTTCCGAATGTCGCCGCTCTGTTTGTAACAATCGCTTCGATGCAAGTTTGGCCTTGTCGCCATAGCGCAGGTATCTTGTCATAAGTCGATCTGTAAACACTGATAATCCTTTGACACTCATCCAACGTAACATTAACGCCAAACGTCTGGAGTTGCGTTTGGAACTTGAGCGCTCCCATGCCATACCCCGCGCCAAGAATTGTTGTCTTACCAACGAACCTTTCTTCTTTTGAGATTTCTTCAATCCCCTTGCCATATATAGCAGTAGCCATGATCTTGTAGACGTCATGCCCATTTTCAAATGCCTCCACCAAATCGGTTTGTCCCGCAAGCCACGCAACTGTTCTCGCCTCAATCTGTGATGAGTCCGAGTCGATGATGACGTAACCTTCTGGGGCTTGAATTGCTCGTTTCAACTTGCCACCATTCTGCCCACGACTTGGCAAATTCTGCAAGTTGATCTTGTCGTCCCCACCCCACCTTCCGGTGTGTGCGGCATAGTATTTGATAGGCACTGGAAGAGGGCCACGCTTGGCTATATCTATAAAGCGTTGTGTACGTGTTTCTTCCAACGTGGTCTTGGTTCCCAACCGAGCGCCCACCACTGCTTGCACCCTTGGATCGGGGTGATCTAAGAGGGCTTTGAACTCCTCATCGGTCTTGGCAAATGCCCATGCTTTCTTGCCAGTTCTCAGGCTTGTTTTCTGAGGGGGCACAACGTTGAGCTTGGTCAGCAGTTCTGCAAACTTGTCGTTAGACATCAACGTATCTTTGTCTGCCGCCGCCGCTTCAAGCAAGGTTGCCTTCTTGGCTTTGACTCCCTCAAGGTGCGCCTCCAGCATCGACAAGTCAAGCGTCAGTGTGGGTTCCACAAACATACGCAAGGTGCAGTCAATAACCTTTAACTCCTTTACAGGAAAGCCTTCACCAACTCCCGGCAGCATGAACCTGTGAAACAAAGTGCGCGTCAACTCCACATCGTTTTTGCAGTACTCGCCATACTGCGCCAACTGATCCTCGGGAAAGTCTTTGCGGCGCAAGCCCAACGCATTTACCACCTCAGTACCTTTGACACCGATATGGTATTGCTCGGCTAGGATTTTTAAGCTACCACCCGCATCGACACCGTGGATCGCACGTGCCATGCACAGTGTGTCCAGCCAGCCTTTTGGTTTGATGCCGTAACGCCACGACAGAATTGCTCCATCAAACTGCGTGTTGTGAGCCAGCACAAATGAGCCTGCCCAATTGAACTGCATAAGAAATTGTCGTGTGTCTTCATCAGACCCACTGAACCATACAGGATCAGCATCGCCAACGGCAACAGATACACCGATAACTTCAAACTGGTCCCCGCGCACGTACTCTTCAGTGGTATGGGTCTTGAACCCAAAGTCCTTGCTGTAATACGTCTCAAAGTCGATTGTGATTACGTTCATGGTTGTTTGCCGTATAGCATGTTCGCTTGTTGCCTTGCGTATTCTTCATGCGTTTGTATGTGTTGTTGGTGTTGCTGCTGAGCGTATTGCGCAAGTTGATTGTTGTACATATTTTGTTGGCCTGCTAGTATTTTGCTATGCAATGCACTTGCATATTTTCTACCCTGCTCTATTTCTTCCCTTCGAGATTGCTTGGGGTTGAGCTTCTGAGTAAGAATGTCTGCAAGCAACCTCTGACGTTTTGCATCTTTGCGTAGTCGTTTGCGTGCAAGGTTAATTGCGGCTCTCTCCACAGCAGTGTATTCGTTAGAGTCAACTATGTCAGACCAATGGTTGAGGACGCTTTCAAAATCAGCATAGTTATCTTCCATGTGGTCAAGCATCAGCTTAACCTCATCTGCGCAAAACCTGCGGTAAACTTTTTCTATGAATTTCATTATCACTTCACTTTCTGGCCTTGACCTTTGGCAACTGCCTTACCAAAATTCGACAGTTCATTTGCAACTGTTTCTTCGGTTAGCTCTTCCTTCATCAACTCTTTGACCACCATCGCATCGAACTCCATGCGGCGCACAGTCTTGAGGGCTTCATGCAAGCGACCTTTCTCGATCTCGGTCATCGCGTCTCTGAAGTAATCCTTGTACACGAACGACCAACGGCCTCGTTTATCGCCAGTCTCAAAGAACTCCTCGGGGTGCGTTTTCATGCGCTCGACCAACGTATCAACACCTGAAAATTTTTCTTCGCTCATAATTCACCTCGGCTTCCATTTAGTTGACCCAAGCGTTTGCCCAATAGCATTGCTTGCTCTGCAATTTCTTCAGAGATACGTGCGTTTATATAACTGCGCAACCTTGTATTCCAATGATGCCTAAATATTGCATCAATACGCTCATTGATCTTGCTATCCAGTATGGTCGCAACCTCAACAGAGTCATCGTCTAAACCATTGGTGACTTCTTTGGTTACTTGGTCAAACATATCTTTTAAAACAGCCTCGGTATCTACCGGCGCGTTGTTGTGTTCTGCCATGTCAAACTCCTTTTAGTCCTTCGATGAACCGCGTGTACGCAGGTCCAAATTCCAACATCTTGTATCGCATGTTGGTCGGGTGCGCGATCTTGTCAAAGTAGCGCTGGTCGCATAGCTGCTTGATCCTTGCGTGGATGGTTGCCGGTGACGCGATGCCCGACTGATCCACAATTTCCATGATAGTTACGCTCTTGCGCTCTTTGATTGCGCTTGCCGCATAGTCCAGCACCAAGATGTCCGTGGCGTCCAGATTGAATTGCCATCGGGCGAGGGCTATACCTTGTGCCAATTTGTCCAACTTCATTTGTTTCTCCTGATTGCGTAATAGTTACACCGTTGCCGGTATCGTAGATAGATAAGACCCTCTGCTTCAAGGTGGCTGATGAACCGCCATGCGTGTCGGGTGCTGATCTTTAAATTCCTAGCAACATCATGCACAGACATTGCGTATTTGCCTTGCATGATGCGTAGTAGTCTTCGTGCTGTGCCATCTGTGGGTTTACTTCTCATGGCTTTTTTTCAACAACTCGGAGATGTATCCCTGTGGAGGCATGCCGTTGTCGTTCCAAGTGCTGAATAGCATATCAAGCACACCAATACCTGTCTCATCAACAAGTAACGCAATGCCGCCGTGGTCAACGATCTGCATCAGGTTCTTCATCTGGAGGGCTGTGGGCTTGCCGCCATTTGCTTTGCACTCGACACCAATGAACCTACCCCTCATGCAAGCCACAATATCAGGGACACCGGATGAACCGTATCCATGTGTAGCTGGCATGAAGAAGTAGGCACCGTGCTTCGTAAGCACACGTTTCACTAATGCCTTGACTTTTGCCTCGGGTGTTGCCATTTACTTGGATTCTAGGTACTTGACAACAGCAAGCGTATCCAAATACAAGCGCTCATAGTGGAGGGAAGATTCACGGGCATTGCGCCAGTCTGCTCCCAACTTCTTGTTGGCCTCGTTCAGAGACTCAATTTCTTTGCGTAGCTTCACGATCAAGCGCTTGTGTGTAGCAACCGAATTGTCAGCAGGTTCGTCCTGTGGTTCTTCTTGCATGGTGATTGGCAACTCTTGGGCATCAGGCTTATTAACAGTTGTTAATCTGTAATAGTGATCCTTCAGACTGACCTTGCCTGTGGTTTTGAGTTTCCACATGGGGGCGTAGATTTTTGTATTGTCTACCTTTAAAGCATCGGCAACTTCGGCCAGCTTCATGCCATCAATGCTGTGGCTTTCAAGCACACGCATGATGCGTTGGGGAATAGAATTTTTGTGTTTCACTTTTGCACTCCGATTAAATCAATTAGTTGTTTGTACTCATCGAATGACAAGTACACATTAAAACGTTCCATTGAAAATTTTCTTCCGATAGCTTCTCCTTCCTCGGGGCTGATTTCACAAAGGCGCAACAGCGCAACGCGCTCAACAAGAAACTCAGGTGCTTTGCTAGGCTCAATCGGTCTCACGGCAAGGGACTCGTTGTCCAAAGCCAAGACGTACAAAATTTCACCATCCTCGTTAACACGCACTTGCGCTACAAATCTTCTGTTCATGTCCATAATATATAGGACTCTTATAGGTTTGTCAAGTGTTTGAATAATTAAATTCCTCGGGGTTTACCTCAACCCAAAAACGGTTGTCGCTGACTTTCATACCTGTCTCAGGAACGAATGTATTTGCCTCAACCATGCGCAACATAGCAACAGCTTGCTGTATGGCTACCGGTACGGTCTCCATGTTTTCATACGTAGCGTTGCCTGTTTCCACTGCCCCATTTGGCAGGGTCGTAATGACCACGGACGAATCGGGTTGCACAAGCACATGGGTCTTGCAACTTTTTATACTCGCGCGGCGCTTGGATTCGTAGTAATGCTCAAGCCCTTCCTCGGCAACCCTCTGGAACTTCTCTGTGTGGAACTGTACCCCTGCCATCTTTAACCGTATAACTTCTTCAGCTATGTCGCTACGTGTCAGTCCCCGGGTGCACTCCTGAAACAATTCAGAGGGTTCATGTGTCCATGCACTGAACTTTAAATCTATAGCCTCATAACTCTTGTGCGCAATTTCTTGTGCAGAGTACGGCTTGACGTAATCTTTCAACAGCTTCAACAGCTTCTTGGGATCGCTAGTTTCTTTGGTGTTGTATAACTCGTTGTATGATACGTACTTCTCGTTGTTAATCAACCGGCACGTGATCTGGAATACAGGCTTGTTGTGTTTGTCATAGTCCACTATGTCTAGCTTGGCCAACACGTTGTGTAATCTCCAAGAGTTGTTTGGGAACCGCGAATCTACAAACCGTACCTTGCAAGCATCGTTTTCATGCGCCTCAACTTCTATTGGGAAGCGGCTCACTTGAGACCGCCGGAACTCCGTCAAGATACTGACGATGGTGGGGGACACTTTGTCGTTTAATTTCAGATTCAACATTTGCACTCTCCTTAAAATTGGTTACTTGCTTTTGGGGGCGACCCGCGCTTTTGAATAGGTCGTGAACGAAATGTTCTTTGACCGATGCCCTTGACGGCGTGCAGTCTCTGATGCCTTGATGTTCTTGTCCTGCAGGATGATGCTCGGACGGGGATCTTGTTTCCACAAAAAAGGTGAATAGGGATGCTCAGTCATCTATGTCTTTCAAAAACTCTTGCAGTTCTTCAGGGGTGATAAATGGAATGCCTGCAGGGACCTCTTCGCGCATGCGCTGCATCTTGAGGTTGTAGGCCACCGTCATCTTGCGCGCGATAGATTCGCGCTCGATGCGGTTGAATTCTTCATCTTCTTCGGGCGTCAGAATCATGTGTTCTCCTGCTGTTTGAAATACCATTTCCACCTGCGCTTCTTGGCAATGTCGGCGAGCAGGAGCTTGATGTACTTCTCGACCGGTAGGCCCAAGCTCTTGGCGACATGTGCCTCAGATGCAGATATCAGAATCTTGCCGACTTTTTCCTGGCCACGGACCTTGGTGACGATCATGTGTTCTTCTCCTCATGAGTAATACATTGATGCAGTACGACCAGCTTTGCCAGTTCGTACATCCATACGGCATGTTGGTTGTCTACGTGCGACGAAAGTGTTTTCAGCTCATCGTCTTCATAAAACAGCACAATGCAAGACTGATCTGGCGCTATGCGTTCTATTGCATGGGTGAGCATGGCAGTGGCATCCCAATCTTTCAGGTGGTGTACTTTCATCCGTTCTTCTCCTCATGAGTAGAGATTTCTGAACGCCATTTCAGTTCTTCGCTGAATTGCAAGAAGTCTTTGATTGGCACATGGTCACACAGTACCAACCCATTTGTGAAGTTGAACTTCATGACCCCTGTGCCGCATGTCAATGCGTCTGCAATGGCTTTGTCAATCGCGCTCATGTCTGTATCAATTTGCATTGTTCTTATCTTTTGGAACTGTTACAGGGCCAACTTTTGCCCAAAATATTGCTGGCAACCATTTGATGTACCGCTCAGGTGGAAAATACACTTTCAAAACGTACCGAACTTTAAAAAGTTTGACGCTAAATCTCATGTGTTGCGCTCCTTTAATTTGGCTTCGACTTCGAGGCACAGGTCATACGACCCAAGCTCGGCATCTGAAAATTCTTCCAGTTCTTTGTCCGTCAGGCCTACCCATGTGCGCTGTGGCAGGTCGTACTGGCGGCTGTAATAGACCATCTTGTCTGGGTCTGTTGGGTGTGGTTTAAGCGGCATTGTTCTTGTCCTTAAGTCTGGTTTCAATCGCTTTGTATAACGTCAAGGGGAACATCATGGTTGTGCCACCCTTGTCCCAATGCTCGTTAACTTCTTCCTGTACAGAGGCGTATATTTCATCTGCCTCCTCATCCGACAAACCAACCCATGTGCGCTGTGCCACAGTGCCAATGCTTACATAGCCTGTGTGCGGGTCAATAGTCATGCGGTCGTTTGATACAGCTATGTACGGTGCTGGCTGTGCGGGTGGGGTAGTATAAAAATGCTCTGCAAGCGCACGCGCTTTATGTTTGTTAACGCCTTCGCGCACAAGGTTTGTTACGACCATTTCCATCCACCCCACAGGCTCCTGCACAGGTGCTGGCTGTGCGGGTGGGGTAGGTGCAGCGTCAAGCAAACAATTCCACGCCTGCTGAATAGAGCATCCTTTGCCGTCATAGTTACCTGCCGCGCATTGATCGTCCAGTTTGTTAACGGCTGTCCACATTTCTCTTGTCGGCTCCACAGGAACCAATTTCCATCCATTTGGCACAGGTGCTCCCTTAAACTTTTCTTCTGCGAGATCAAACATCTGCTTGTAGCCCAAAACCTCGCCTTCAAGCTCATGAATGCGATGCTTCAAAGCTCGGATGTCTCCGGGTGCTGGTTGTGCGGGTGGGGTGGCGGCACACTCGGGAAACTGTGTAAACCCTTTTGTGCATTGAAACAGGCACGCTTCGTCGCACTTAGGGTTCGGCTTCATCCATTCCTGCACAGGTGCTGGTGGCGTGAGGTAGTACGGGACAGGCGGCCCAACTTCATCGCCACATGCGTCTTCTCTGCGAAAAAAACCTGATGGCTCCTGCACAGGTTCTGGCTGTGCCAAAGCATCTTCACGCACCAGCTTGGCAAAGGCTTCAAGTTGATGTAACTCAAACTCACAACCCCAACCCATTGAATCGTTATCACGCATTTCAATAGCGCCAGCCTCCCGCGCCATCTCCATAATGGTTCGTTTACGCCATCCACTCATAGAACCTCCATGCGATCATTGACGAACACACGGTACACAGCACCGCTACGGCAATCTCAAGTTTGGTTTGTCGTTTCATGCTTCACCTCGTAATGGGTATGGGGGAAAAGGCCAGTTGTCGGGCCACTTGCGTTCAGTCATTTCTGCTCCTTCGTAAACCCGCGCCAGAGTTTTTTCTGCTCTGCGCCTTTAAATTCTTTAAGGTGTAAACCTGTTAAAAGCCATGATGAGTTTGACCACTTGTTGCCATCCCACCTTGCGTACAACTTTCCAAAGGTTTTGTACACAAAGCGAACCTCATACACGCCTTCATGTACGGGCTTGATGTTTGGCGGGAACCAGTCTGTCATTTTTTTACTCATCTGCATCCTCCAGTGAATCGTTAATCAGTTGTTGCTTGACGATCTCCAACACACCAATCACCGTGGACATGTAGAGCGTTTCGTCGTACTGGTGAATCTTGTCAAGCAAGTCATCAACCAAATGTTGCGCCACTGCGCCTTGGTTCAGGTTCATTTCTTACTCCTCGCCTCTCGGCACAGTTGTTTGATTTCAAGACTTACGTCAGGACTGAACTCAGCCATTGCGCAGTCCACTCGTTTAGCTTCGGTCATGGTTGGGAACATCCACGCACACAGGCAAATAAACACAAGGAACCCAAGCACAATGGCGATGCTTGTCGCCATCTCTAGCATTGCATCAAGATCATTTGGCATTTATTAACTCCTGTTAATCAGAACATCGACAGAATCTTATCGACCTCGGCCTTGACACCAAGCCGCAAGTAATCATTCTCACGCAACTCCTTGGCACTCACACCACTGACCGCGCTCTCCAACTTCTTGCGTGCTTGCTCCAGCTTGGGGTCGTTGGTCACGTTCAGCTTGGTCAGCAACTCGCACAAGTCCACAGCATTGTTGACAAGTGAGTCACGGAAAATCTGCACGTGCTTTTCTTCACCGTCCTTGCCCACTCGGGGTGTCGGGGTGTTAGCCAGCTTGTCACTCATACGCGCCACGCACTCATGCAACCTGTCCCATGCGTCTTGCATGGCTTCGCCTAGCTTGTCACTGTAAAACTTCTCGTACTGTTCTTTCAGTTCAGCCTTTCCTGCTTCGCTTACGTCGATGCGGAAGTCGCCCACCTCGGGCACAGGCAAGAACACGTACTTGAACTTGAACTTGCTTTCGAGCTTGTGGGCTTCGGGGTATTCCTCACTGTCAAACAAATCACCCAACTGAAATGCCGCCGCACTTACCAGAATGGGGTACTCTTTCAAGAACGATTCCACGGCTTCTTCAAACTGCGTTTGGTAGTTAGCCAACGTAGCCTTGTAGTCAAAGAAGTTTTTCATTGGCAGTAAGCGTGAACCACCATCCGACCACGGCAACGTTTGCTCGTAATGCCAAATGCGAATGGCCGACACCAGCTTTTGCAAATCAGCCAGCCGCCCCTCATGCCCGAGCAAACTTTTATGATAGTTGCCCACCCGCCCCTTGGCGTTCTTGCTCACTCCGATCTCATCGGATACTTTCTTGTCCATCTTGCGACCTGTCCATACGCTGATGTTCAAGTCAACCAACATTGCACTGTTCTGAATCATTTGCTCTCTCCTACTGTTGCGTTAAGTAATTTAGCCATAGCTATGGCTTCGTCTTTTGTCATCACTCCGTACATGGCTTTGCTCTTGTGCTTCGCACTTGCAAAGCTGATCGGCTCGTACCATATACGGATTTCAGTTGCCCACATGTTGATGTTGTATCTCCTTTCTTCTCTCATAACGATTGTGAAATACTGACCATCGTCAGCTCGGCTGTCAAACCATTGCTTGCGCATTTGTTAACACCTGTTAATCTGTTTGCAGAATCTTCAACAAGGCATCAGCCTCGTCGCTCGTTAGGTCGGACCCGATCACCCTAGTGCCCCACATGATGCGGTACTTGCGCATCCGCTTCAGTCTGTACCACGGTTGGACATCTTGCGCTACCTTGCGGTAAACAAAAAAGTCCGACACGTTGTCATACATGCCACGGAAATCAGACCAGCCGTAGCCATACTTCTCGTTAGCCAATGTGCACCGTCTTACCAATGCCGCTGACCATATCGGTTGTGATACCCCACAACGTAGGGCATGGCCAACCTTGACCCCACGAACTCACGTAGCCATCGGTCAAGATGACCGCACACTCGGCCTTGATCTTCTTGTCGATCACGTAGTCCACGATGCATTGCGGGTCAGTCCCACCACCGCCTCGGGGCTTGGTTGTTGACAACAAGTTGTCCAGTTGGTCTTGTTCATACTTCTCATGCTGACACACGTCTGTGTCCCAATACAACAAGTCGATACCCTCGGGCCGCACAGTCTCGCAAATCTTCTTGACCTCGGATAAGAACTCGCTGATCTCCTCACGGCCAATCGAGCCTGACATATCAATACCCAACACGATGCGACCGACGGACTCACCGATCAAGCTAGGCATATAAACATCTTGTCCGATCCACCTACGGGATGGCCGCCGCCATGTGCTCTCGTCCTTGTCCTGACAAAACGATGTCACGAACTCACGCATGGCTTCACGCCAATCCACCTTGGCTTCGGTAAGCTCTTCAATCTCTCGGGGCACATTGGCAGACATCTTTCCAGCTAGAATCGCACCTTGGCGCAACGCTTGGTCCACGTCACGTGCAAGTGTCTCGCGCTCTTCGTTGGTCATCCCTTCTGCGCTCTCCCAATCATGATCGTCAAACCCACCGCCCTCCTCGACCGGCACGTCTCGACCCTCGGGGTTATCAATAGTCTTCACGTTGATAGACCCGTTGTCCTCCGCTTCCTTTTTAAGTCTGCGGAATACCTCACCGGCATCAAGCCCACGGAACTTCTCATCAAGCAACCCACCATCAGGTAGCTTGACATCGACATGACCTGTATCGCTGTCATTTATTAACAGGTTGATAACATAATCACACGCCATGTTTGCCACTTGCGGCCAGTCCTTGTAGAGATGTTTCCACATGGTTGTGTGCCTGAACGCCTTGTGCAAATTCTCATGCAAGATCATGCCTCTGCGTTCCTTGTCCGATAGCTTGTCGCTGAACGCCCGACCATAAAAGGTATCGCGTCCGTTGGTGCAAGCTGTCTGCACATCGTCCTTGACCTCGGTCTTACCGATCATCAAGATGCCTGAATACAGGCAATACTTCGGGTTCTTCATGAGCCACACGTGATCCTTCTGGATACGTTGCTCGACTGTTAATTTGCTAGCCATTTATTAACTCCTGTTAATCAGAACAACCACTGGTTGGTCAGTGCCCATTCCTTGAACTCTTTGTTCATCACACAGAACGCTTGCTTGTTTGGTGACTTCATCACACTCGTTGCAAACAGCGCCTGCCACTCTTTGTCCATACGCTGGACGTATTGCATCCACTTGGACAGCGTGTCCTTCTCGATCCGAGCGATAGCACTGAACACCAAGATGCATCTTGCGACCGCATCGGTTGGCATCTTCGCTGTCGTTGGCGATGCAAGGATCGCATCCCACGTGGGCAACTTATCGACCACCGTAAAGAACGCTTGCATATCACGGGCCGCACTCTCACCGATGGTTCCTGTCAACAAGCTAATGGTCAACGCATCACCAAGCGTATCCCTTTGTTTTGCTATGTCGCTAGCTTTCTCTAAACTTCTTGGTGTAACCACCGCGCCCATCCCCGCACGAGTTGGGTTGAAGATGTAGGGATTCTCTTTCTGACTTGGGTCGGTGTAGCTTGCCAGTGCATGAGGGAACTGCTTGACCCATGCAATGATCTCGGGCGCAACGTTGTTGTTGATTGCCCACTCGATCCACTCATCATGGTCAGGCTTGCGCACAGTGACCAAGGCCACACGATTGCGAGCATGGGCCTCGAGCATATCCCCGACACCATCTGACAACAAGTTAGTCGTGCCGAACACAATCGAACCCTCGGGCAAGTAGTCATCACCGATGCGATGTTCCAGCATGAGAGTCAACAGCACATTCTTCACGGCCTTCATTGCCTTGCCGATCTCGTCAAGCATGATGATGACCGGCTTGTCTCCATGCATCTTGAACCGAGCGTTCGGTGCAAACTTAGTAACACGCATACCGCCAGCCTCGACCGTGTAGGGCAACGCAAAGTCACCCAGATCAAGCAAGGTGCAGTCGATGTACGCTGTCTCGTACTCGGGGTTTTGCGCCTTAATTTGTTTAAGCATCGCTGACTTGCCGATGCCCGGCTCGCCTTGGCCGATAACTGTTACTTTCTTACCCACAACGCTGATGGCTTGGGCAAACTCATTCAAGGCCACTGACTGGCCAAAGTTGATAACTGACATGATGCACTCTCCTTGTTGCTGATTAACAGCGGTTAATAAAACTTCTACCTCGTCTAACAGTTGGTTACTTTACCACTGTTATAAACATTATAGCATAGGGCTAACCCTATGTCAAGCGTTACAAAAACTTTCGTATTTGTCAACGCCAATCAAACGGCGTTCCACACAATCTTGCTGGTTGGTTCAACTTCTATGTACCTGTGTATGTCGGCACCCAACGCAACCAATTTATAAACACGTGTTACTAATTGGTTGAAGTCATACTGCCTGTCGTAGAAGCTACGCGAATGTGTGTGAACTATTTTGTTGTCCATCGTGTAGTGGTACTCGTACGTGGCCGCAATTTTTTGCTCTATGTGAGGAACCGAGTCATCGCACCTCAATACTTGGCACATGATCCATGCGTAGTTCTCAGGGTCCGCATCGCACACGTCCTCATACTTGAGGTATTTGTACTCAAAGTGCGGCCACCCATCGCCTTGCGTAAAGGTAAGCAACTCCCTGCGTGTCTCATGCATGATCCAACCATCGGACATTTTCAAGAACGCCTTGGCCCATGTTAAGAACGGTTGCACACATTGGCGGGCCTCCTTGGCCTTCGCACGATCCACAACTTCTTTGGTTATGGTCTTCTTGCCGACAACCTCATAGCACTCGTCACCCACATACCGCAGGGTCAACTCTCGGTCGATGGGTATGAACTTGTGTTCCTTGTCCACAAATAGCTTGCTGTCTGGATGCACCGAGCCAGCGTGCGGAACCTTCACCCAAATCTTACCGGCTTGCTTCCATGCACCGAACGGACTGTGCGTGTACATATACTCAGCGGTCAATGGCGTGGCCCAACCACCAGTTCGCAGGGTGATGTCGCCATTGTTGTGGTACTCCACAACCTCAGTGCCATGCATCACGGCGCAGTAACTTACCTCACCACTGAGCAACTTCTTTTGCGTAACCAGTTCATGAGTACGCTTGCGGTTACCTATAGGCCGCACGTCCTCGGCACGACCACGAATAGGTTTGGTGTTGTCCCACTTGGCTTTGTAGAACTCGTAGCTACGGGTTGCTGAATGTTTCATGATTGCTCCTCAATTGATTCAAGTTCCCAATGGGCATCGTTGATGTCGGCACGACCATACTCAATTTCATGCCACGCTTTTGCTTCGGCCTCGTCCTTATCGCCAGCCTCCACGGTCATAGTGATGTAGCTTGTACGCTTTACTTCCACTAAATAACTCTTCATGTATTAACTCCTGTTAACTTGTTTGTAGTTGCTATTCATGAGCCGCAACATAAAGGCTTTGACGTACAGTGCAGTGATGCGCAGACGCATCTCATGGCCGATGTCCGATGCGCACATGAACTCCATCTCGGCCAGCGCTTCGTTGATCTCATTCAGGTCATGCTTGTCCATCATGGTCTCCAGTAGTAAAGATCAAGTGCAACGACAACGATGCACAGAAGAAAAACGCAACGCTCGATGCGTTCCCACGGTGTCAGTCTCATTTGAAGTCCTCCTCTTGTAGGGCGGGTTTGGTCATCGCCATGTTCATCTTCTCAAACACCCATTTCAAAGACTCCATGTCCTCAGAGCCTGTGCATGGGTCGGAATAACCGATCGGGTTGTCGTTCTCGTCATAGAAAACTTCTTGTAGGCAATACCAATCATCGCCCCCGTTATCCGACTTGCAGTTCACAATTCGGTAGTTCCAGTTCATATCATCACCTCGTTCAGTTGCAGTGCAGTCAGCGGCATGGTCAGGTATACCCACCTGTCGCCTTGGCTTAGTTTTCTCACACGGATGGTGTGCGGCAAGATTATCTCGACCACCTCGTAGCGATGGCGAAACCCCTTGTAGTCCTTGCGAATGAGCGTGTCACCCACAAGCACCTCGTTACCTGTTTTGCGGTCAATAATCATATTGTCCGACTTGCACAAGTAGTTAGCAACACAATCATCAGCAATAATATACCGACCACATACAGAGTTATCTGCACATTAAATCGTTGTTGCTTTTGATAATCGCCAAGCAATACAGATTGCCAGAACTCACCGTCATCGCTTTGTTTGCACAATGGCTTGGTGTAATTGCAACCAATCACCACCTTGCCCGTGTTATATCCAGTTGGTTTGTCGTCCATCAGTTTCTCCATATTTATTAACTCCCTGATAATATATTTAAAACTCGCCATCACCGAATGAGCACTCACGCTGACGCTCAGCGATGCGCTCCCAACGCTCACGCATTGCGGTCTTGGCATCGTCCACGTTGCCGTTGCAGTACTCAAGCAACTCATGGTAGTCGCCTGTGTCGAAGCACTCATATATCCAATGCCCACCATGCTCGTAGTTGGCACGTGCGAACTCTTGAAGCTGAAGAATTTTGGTCATTTATTAACTCCTGTTAACTTGTTTAGGGTTGATGTTGTAGCGGTACTTATTGCCGCTAGTTGCGCTGTTGCTTGTTGTTGATTCCGGTCAAGATGGTGCGGTCGGTCACCACGATGTAGTTGGACTTGTGCATGGGCACGATGGTGTGCTTTTTCTGCTTGGCAAGCGCTTGACCACAAACCATGCAGTGCTTGAACCCCAAAGCCCAACGAGCAGAGGGGATGTCGTCACCACACTCACGGCAAAAGTGATGGGCGTTATTTGGCATTTTTGACTCCAATCATAGAAAAAACGCGTTTACACGTGTTTGGTTGAGGGTTTGTTCCGGAAAAACAGGGGTTTGTTGCTGTTGTTCCAAAAAGTGGTGAATTGCAAAAGTTGTTTAAAATCATGATGTTAGACGCTTCGTTGTCGCGATGTTCCGCTGTTCCACCCTAAAAACGCACTTTCCGAGACCCTCTTTGGAAGGAACAAAGCCCTTGGTTAACACTGTTAACCTAAAAAGGGAAACGGCTAGGTATGTTATATATGTGGAACAACGGAACATCAGAATATATTTATTAAAAAAACCTTTATAAAACAACAAGTTACAAGCGTTTTTGCTTGTTCCAGTGCCCGGAACATCGCGGAACAACTGGAACAAGGTACTTTGTGCTTCATCTGCATCATCGCCTGCATCATCATCGCCCCAACTATCATGAAAGATGTGGGACACAAAAATGAGGGCGAAGAAAAAGCCCACCGAAGTGGGCTGTGATTAACACGTGTTAACTTATTTTGTGATGATGGACAAAGCGGCCTTGAGATGCTCGATTGTCTTGAGCACGTCAAAAGATGCGGCCTCGGCTTTCTCGCATTTGCCAATTGCTTCATTGATAAGGTAAGCCAATTTGGTTTCCAATGACTTGCTTTCTGACTCAGTTTTTTCACGGGGAAAAGCATACTTGACGACACGTGAAAACATAGTATGTGCGACCGCCCTTGCGTCTTTTTTGGCCGTGTTAGTGGCTTCCCATGCATCCCGACCCGCTGAGTCCAATGCGTTATATTCAGCACTACCTTTGCGAACGGTTTCTTTCAATAATGCAGTGGCATGCTTTTTGTCCATGGCGGGGATAATAGCATCAGCGATAAATTGGGCTTTCACCTCGTTAATGGCGGTTTCAGTTCCAAAAAATGCCCGAACCGATGCGCCTGCGTTTTGCCATTTATTAACCGTGTTAATATCTTGGCGAACTGCGGCAGTCACTGCGGTGACGACATTAGAATATTCAGTGGCTTGATTGATTGACATGGGTTTCTCTCTTTCAGTTAGTTAAGTTAATGTGTAGTGAGTTATTCACCACAGTTCTAATGTAACATAATCCCGATTATCGACAAGCATTATTTTATTTTATTAACCTTGATAATAAATTGATTTTCTCCAGCCGATTATCGACACCCCCACCCCCCGTTTTGTGGTTGATGGGACCCGCTCGTCCCCTACATAGTGATTTGCACATTAAATTACAAATTTCCATAGCACTTTACAGTACCCCCTACCCCCTTTGAATTTGTAGCCAGTTAGGGTTTACAGTAGCTATAGAAACACCCCCCATCATGTTTTTGGGTCCCCTGTTGCACCCCCATATATTTTTGTGTTACAGTGCGCTCAATCTAGCAGGAGCTACAAACGCTTATGCCCATTGTTGCAACACCCGAAGTCGGTATACCACTGCCCTTCGACACCACACCGGAAGAAATTGACGACTTCCGAGAGAAAGCCCATGCCTATTTCAAAACGATTGAGGCGTTGGTTGGGCATGGATTAAATCCAGAAATAACCCCCCAAGACAAAACTGAAAGCCACAGGATTTTTGCGTCTGCAAAAATGCCAAAACCCAGCGCAGTAACCCCGGGCACCATACTTAATTTGGAGTCGATGCTGACGGAATGGGATCAAGAGGTTTTGGATGTGGGGCGTAGGCTGCGTAACTACGTGACCAACAAATTGATTGCAGAAACGGCAGACCCGGACCCCAAAGTGCGTTTGAAGTCGTTGGAGTTGCTGGGCAAAGTGTCAAATGTGGGGCTGTTCAGTGAGCGGATCGACATTACCGTGACGCACCGGACCATGAGTGACATCGAAGCAGAGCTTAAGAAGACTCTGGAGTTGTTTACAGGCGAAGTAATTGACGTGACGCCCAAGGAAACGCCCAAATCCATTGCAGAAATCGACATGGATGAGGAACTTGGCCCCGTAAACGTGCAAGAAGGGGACAAAAATGAGTCCTGAATTGCTGGCCCAAGCAGAAAAACTGCTGCCAACATTGCCTGATGCCGCCAAACAAAAGGTTGGTGCGTTGATTGCAGAGGCCCGAAGGAACAAAACTAAAGAAGTTGTAGCAAATGACTTCATGGCCTTCGTTAAATACGTTTGGCCGAGCTTCATTCATGGTTGGCACCACGAGAAAATGGCAGAAGCCTTCCAACAAGTGGCCGAGGGCAAGATCAAACGGCTCATTATTAACATGCCGCCACGGCATACCAAGTCTGAGTTTGCCAGTTACTTGCTTCCAGCGTGGTTTTTGGGGATGTACCCGGGCAAAAAGGTGATTCAGACGTCCCACACTGCCGAATTGGCGGTGGGTTTTGGCCGGAAAGTGAGGAACCTCGTTGATTCTGACCGCTATAAAGACATATTTCCGGAAGTCTCACTACAGTCTGACTCTAAAGCTGCTGGCCGGTGGGCGACTAACTATGGTGGAGACTATTTTGCGATTGGTGTGGGTGGTGCGGTTACGGGTAAAGGCGCGGACATCCTCATTATTGACGACCCTCACTCGGAACAAGAAGCAACCATAGCGGAAACCAACCCCGAGATTTACGACAAGACGTATGAGTGGTATACGTCAGGTCCGCGTCAGCGTCTCCAGCCGGGCGGAGCTATTGTGATTGTGATGACGCGCTGGTCTAAGAAGGACTTGACCGGCCAAGCGCTCAAAGCTGCTGCCCAGCGTGACGGAGATGAGTGGCGCGTGATTGAGTTTCCAGCCATCTTGCCTTCGGGCAGGCCACTGTGGCCCGGGTTCTGGTCAATTAAAGAATTGGAGTCCCTGCGCAATGAATTGCCTTCGGGTAAGTGGATGGCGCAGTACATGCAGCAGCCCACGTCCGATGTCAGTGCGATCATCAAGCGGGAGTGGTGGAAGACTTGGGAAGATGACAGCCCACCATACTGCGACTTTGTGATCCAGTCATGGGATACGGCGTTTCTTAAGTCAGAGCGGGCCGACTACAGCGCGTGCACAACATGGGGTGTGTTTCACAAGGATGATGACACGGGCAGGCCGCAGTCCAATATTATCTTGCTCAATGCGTTCAAAAAGCGCATGGAGTTCCCAGAACTCAAGGCCCGGGCCTACGAAGAGTACAAAGAATGGGAACCAGATTCGTGCATTGTGGAAGCCAAAGCGGCGGGAAGCCCACTTATTTTTGAGCTTCGGGCCATGGGTATCCCCGTGCAAGAGTTCACACCAAGCAAAGGTAATGACAAAATAGCACGGTTGAATGCCGTGGCTGACCTATTTGCATCTGGGCGAGTATGGGTGCCTAATACGCACTGGGCGGAAGAACTGGTAGAAGAAGTAGCCAGCTTCCCGTCAGGCGAGCATGACGACATGGTGGACTCGATGAGTCAGGCACTACTGCGCTACCGGCGCGGTGGCTTCATTCAATTAGACTCCGATGAACAAGACGACCCCCGCGAGTTTCGACGCAAGCGGGAATACTACTGAGGTGAATTATGGCAATTGAAAAGTCACTGTATGCGGCCCCCCAAGGGATTGAAGATTTGATGGCGCAGGCGGATACTGAGCCTGACATTGAGATTGAGATCGAAGACCCCGAGGCCGTGCGCATCGGTATGGATGGGATGGAGATTGAGATCAAGCCTGACGGGGAGTCGGAAGATGACTTCAACGCCAACCTTGCAGAAGATGTATCAGAGTCGGTATTAGAGTCCCTGTCTAGTAACTTGCTGTCTGACTATGGCGACGACGTGAGCAGCCGCAAAGACTGGATGCAAACTTATGTGGACGGCCTTGAGTTGCTGGGCATGAAGATTGAGGAGCGGGCCGAGCCTTGGGAAGGTGCTTGCGGTGTGTACCACCCGATGCTGTCTGAGGCGCTGGTCAAGTTCCAGTCTGAGACCATGATGGCTACATTCCCCGCCGCTGGTCCTGTGAAGACAAAAATCAAGGGTAGAGAGACTCCAGCCAAGAAGGCATCAGCCGTGCGTGTCGCAGACGACATGAACTACAAGCTGACCATTGAGATGAAAGAGTACCGCCCCGAGCACGAGCGCATGCTGTGGGGCTTGGGTCTGTCGGGTAATGCGTTCAAGAAAGTCTACTTTGACCCTAACCTTGACCGTCAGGTTTCGCTCTTTGTCCCCGCAGAAGACATCGTTGTGCCCTACGGCGCGAGTAACTTGGAGTCTGCCGAGCGTGTGACTCACGTGATGCGCAAGACCGAGAACGATTTGACCAAGCTGCAAGTAGCTGGGTTTTACCGGGACATTGACTTGGGCACGCCCAACAACATGTTGGATGAAGTTGAGAAGAAGATTGCGGAGAAGTTGGGCTTCAGAGCCACAAGTGATGACCGCTATAAGATTCTTGAGATGCACGTGGACATTGATCTTGCTGGCTACGAGCACAAAGATGAGGATGGCAACCCGACCGGTATCGCACTGCCATACGTGGTGACGCTTGAGAAAGGGTCCGGCAAAGTTTTGGCGATCCGCCGCAACTGGGAACCTGATGATGAGACGTACCAGAAGCGCCAGCACTTTGTGCACTACGGCTACGTGCCCGGCTTTGGCTTTTATTATTTCGGTCTGATCCACCTGATCGGCGCATTTGCCAAGTCCAGCACTTCATTGATCCGTCAGTTGGTGGATGCAGGTACGCTATCTAACTTGCCCGGCGGCTTTAAAACTCGTGGCTTGCGTGTAAAGGGTGACGATACACCGATCTCTCCCGGCGAGTGGCGTGATGTGGACGTGCCAAGTGGTGCACTGCGCGATAACTTGTTGCCTCTGCCATATAAAGAGCCAAGTCAGACTTTGATGGCTCTCTTGGGCCAGATTGTGGACGAGGGTCGCCGCGCCGCTAACTCCACCGACTTGGATGTGAGTGACATGAGTGCGAACGCACCTGTGGGCACTACGCTGGCTATCCTTGAGCGCACGCTGAAAAACATGTCGGCTATCCAAGCCCGTGTGCACTACAGCATGAAGCAGGAGTTGGGTCTGCTCAAAGAGATCATCGCTGCGTACACCCCAGAAGATTACGACTACGAGCCAGTCGAGGGTTCGGCTAGAGCTAAGCGCAGTGACTATGACGACGTGGATGTCATCCCGGTCAGCGATCCAAACGCCTCAACAATGGCGCAGAAGATCGTGCAGTATCAGGCTGTGATGCAGTTGGCCCAGCAGTCACCACAACTCTACAACTTGCCCTTGCTCAATCGACAGATGCTGGAGGTGTTGGGTGTTAAGGACGTCGAAAAACTTGTGCCGATGGACCAAGACATGCGGCCAACCGACCCTGTGACGGAGAACCAGAACGTGCTGTCGGGCAAACCTGTCAAAGCGTTCTTAACTCAAGACCACCAGTCACACATTGTTGTGCACATGTCTGCGATGCAAGACCCCAAGATTCAGTCGCTGCTCCAGAACAACCCGATGGCGCAGCAGTTGCAGTCCACAATGATGGCTCACATTAACGAGCACTTGGGCTTTGAGTATCGCCGTCAGATCGAGCAGGAGTTGGGTATGCCTCTGCCACCTCAGAAAGATGAGTATGGCGATGATGAGCATATGGACCCCGAGGTCGAGGCGCGGTTGGCTCCTATGCTGGCGCAAGCAGCGCAGCGGTTGGTCCAGAAGAATCAGCAAGAAGCCGCTCAACAGCAAGCACAGAAGCAAGCACAAGACCCGCTGGTGCAGATGCAGATGCAAGAGCTTCAGATCAAGCAAGCTGACCAGCAACGCAAGGCTCAGAAAGATGCGGCTGATATTCAGCTTAAGCAAGCACAGCAGCAGATCGAGCGCGAGCGCATCCAAGCGCAGCAAGCCACCGATGACAAACGCATCAAGGTGGATGCAGTTAAAAACATCGCGCAAATGCAGAACGACAAGCAGCGGCAGTACATGGACTTGGGTGTTGACGTGCTCACGCAGTTGTCAAACAAGAGCCATGAGGAGCAGTTGCGTCATATGCAGGAGCGCATCCAGATGCGTCAGCAACAACCCAAACAACCGACGAAAGGTGAGTAATGGATAAGAACTTGGAGTATCTTTTAAACGAGTACAAGGACCGTATGGCAATGCTTCAAGAGGCAGTGCACCGTGGGAATTGCGCAACTTTTGAGGAATACAAGTACGTGTGCGGTCAGCTTCGGGGTCTCGAAGCCGCATGCGCAATCATCGTAGACCTCGCTAAAAATTTGGAGCATTCGGATGACTAATTCCATCCTGTTGGCTACAGACGTCAACAACCCCCAAGTTGTGGGAGCCTACAACTTCTCTGCCACCGCAGAGGAAAAAGGCAAACAACTGCCGCGACCTGCTGGCTACAAAATCCTTTGTGCCATTCCGGAAGCGGAGAGCAAGTATGAAGACAGTGAAGTTGGCCTTATCAAGGCTGATGAAACTATGCGCAACGAAGAGATTCTTACAACGGTCTTATTTGTTGTTGATTTGGGGCCAGACTGCTACTTGGACAAAAACAAGTTTCCTACAGGCCCGTGGTGCAAGAAGGGTGATTTCATCCTTGTCAAACCAAACGCAGGCTCACGCCTTGTCATCCACGGACGGGAATTTCGCATGATTAACGACGATAGCGTCGATGGTACTGTGGACGATCCTCGTGGCATTAAACGTAAGTAAAGGAGCACAAAATGCCTTTAGATGCTGAAGAATTTAAGTTCCCCGACGAAGTCGAGGACACAAAAAACAATGTCGAGATTGAAATCGAGATTGAAGATGACGCACCTGTAGAAGATCGTGGTCGCCAACCCCTGCCAAAACCTTTGGTTGAGGAGTTGGAACGGGACGAGCTTGACCAATATGACGACAACGTCAAGACCAAACTCAAGCAAATGCGCAAGGTTTGGCATGATGAGCGCCGTGAGAAAGAGTCCGCCCTGCGGGAGCAGCAAGAAGCTGTGACTTTGGCGCAACGCTTGCTTGAAGAGAACAAGCGTATCAAGCAAATCCTGACTACAGGCGAGAAAGAGTACGCTTCTACCATCCAAAACTCCGCTGGTATGGAGTTGGAAATGGCCAAACGGGCTTATAAAGAAGCCTATGAAGCGGGGGATTCCGATAAATTATTGGAAGCTCAACAGGCATTGCAGTTGGCCAACATCAAATTGATGCAGGCAAAAAACTTTCGCATGCCCTCTTTACAAGAGCAAGAAGTTCCTGTACAACAGCAACCTGTACAGTATCAACCTGCCCCTAGACCTGACGCTAAAGCTGAAGCGTGGCAAGAACGCAACAGTTGGTTTGGTCGGAATAAGGGGATGACCGCTTACGCTTTAGGCTTGCATGAAGAGCTTAAAGAAACTGGCGTACCAATTGGTTCTGATGACTATTATCGCGCATTAGACAAAACAATGCGTAAACGATTCCCCGATGCCTTTGGCGACGTGGAAGAAGAACAAACTGGCCGCAAACAGTCTGGCTCAAAACCCACAACTGTTGTAGCCCCGGCAACGCGGAGTACGGCCTCCAACAAGGTCAAAATGAAGCAGAGCCAAATAAATCTAGCCAAAAAGCTGGGTTTGACGCCCGAACAATATGTGAAGGCACAACTTGAATTGGAGGCCCGAAATGGCTGAAAATAGACTTACAAGAGAACTTGAAACGCGTGTGATGGCAGAACGTCCAAAGCAGTGGATGAACCCTGAATTGCTGCCCGAGCCTGACAGACAGCCCGGGTATGCCTATCGCTGGATTCGCGTCTCAACACTTAACAACGCTGACCCACGTAACCTTTCGTCCAAACTACGAGAAGGTTGGGAGCCTGTAGGTATTGAGGAACAACCCAAATTCCAACTGTTAGCTGATCCCGCGTCCCGTTACAAGGACAACATCGAGATCGGCGGGTTGTTGCTTTGCAAGACTCCAACTGAATTTGTGGATCAGCGCAACGCTTTTGTTGCCAAGCAAACACAAGCTCAGACGGAAGCTGTAGACAACAACTTGATGCGTCAAAGCGACCCACGGATGCCAATCTTCCAAGAGCGGAAATCCTCAAGCAGCTTTGGCAAAGGTCTTTAAATTTCCAAGGAGTCTTAAATGGCTTATCCAACTGTATCGGCACCTTACGGCGTGCTGCCACAGAGCTTGATTGGTGGTCAGGTCTACGCGGGTTCTACTCGCCAATACCCGATTGCGTATAACTACGGCACCAACATTTTCTACGGCGACCTCGTCACTCTCGGCACTACTGGCTCTACGGCTGGCTGTGTTATCCCGGCAGCTACTAACACTAGCTTGACCTCTAAGGGCACCATTGGTGTCTTCTTGGGTTGTTCTTATACAAACCCTACAACTAAGCAGAAATTGTTCTCGCAGTATTACCCTGCAAGCACAGCTGCTGGCGACATTCAGGCCATCATCGCTGATGATCCTGATACTGTGTTCAAGATGGTGGCAGTGGCTTCGGCTTCTTCTAACGTCATCTCTTCGTTCCCATCCGCAATGGTTGGCCTGAACGCTGTGGAGAACACTCCTGTTGGTAGCACTACCACTGGCAACTCTGGTGCTGGTTTGGTCGCTGCTAACACCACTACGGCTGTTGGTTCTGGCGGCGCTTTCCGTATCTTGAGTCTCGTGCCTGATACACAGGTCAGCACCTCTGCAACCTTCGTTAGTACCACCACAACTTCTTTCGTTGTGTCCGGTCTGACTGTTGGTCAAGTGATCCCCGTTGGCACTGACATCTTCCAATTGGTTGGTGGTCAGCTTCAGCAATTGGGCGTTGGCGCAAACGTGGCTACTGCCGCTACTGTGTCCACCACTGGTAACACTACACTGACCATCAGTGCTGCTGTGACCACTACGCCTTCTGCTGGTGCAACGATTGTCTTGGTTCAGTCTCCAGAAGTTCTGGTCAAATTGAACTTTGGCGTTCACAACTACTACGCCGCTTAAGGAGATAAATCATGGCTATTTCACGCGCACAACTGCTCAAGGAATTGCTGCCCGGCCTGAACGCTTTGTTCGGTTTGGAGTATGCACGCTACGGCGAAGAGCACAAAGAAATCTACGAAACAGAGACATCTGAGCGTAGCTTTGAAGAAGAAACGAAACTGTCTGGTTTCTCTGCCGCACCTGTCAAGAACGAAGGCTCTGCCATCCGTTATGACAACGCACAGGAAGCATGGACTTCTCGTTACAACCACGAAACCATCGCTTTGGGCTTCAGCTTGACTGAAGAAGCTATCGAAGACAACTTGTATGACTCGTTGTCCGCTCGTTACACCAAGGCTCTGGCTCGTGCTATGGCATACACCAAGCAAGTCAAAGCTGCTGCCGTTATCAACAACGGTTTCAACAATGGCTACCAAGGTGGTGACGGCGTGGCTTTGTTTAGCACCGCTCACCCACTGGTGTCTGGTGGTACCAACAGCAACACCCCATCGGTTGCAGCCGACCTGAACGAGACTTCTTTGGAAGCCGCCGTTATTCAGATCGCCGCTTGGACTGATGAACGTGGTCTGTTGATCGCTGCCAAGCCTAAGAAGCTGATTGTTCCTCCAGCATTGATGTTCGTGGCTACCCGCCTGCTCGAAACCGAGTTGCGCGTTGGTACAACCGACAACGACATCAACGCCTTGAAGAACAACGGTTCTATCCCTGAAGGCTATACAGTCAACCACTTCTTGACTGACAACAACGGCTGGTATCTGACCACCGATGTGCCTAACGGTATGAAGCACTTCGAGCGCACTCCATTGCAAAACTCAATGGACGGTGATTTCGATACGGGTAACGTCCGTTACAAGTCTCGTGAGCGTTACAGCTTCGGCTGGTCTGACCCTCTGGGCATGTTCGGTTCGCCCGGCGCGTCCTGATAATTGGGTCGAAAGACCTAATTTTAGAGGCCCTTCGGGGCCTCTTTTCATTTCTGAGTTTTTCGTGTACATTACCTGTTACTAAGTCACAGGAGCATATATGGACACCGCCAACTTACCTAAGACCCGCGCAGACGCCAAAGCAACGGGGGCCAAATACTATTTCACTGGAGAGCCATGCAAGCATGGGCACATTGCCCCGCGCAAGACCAAAGGCGCGTGTATTGACTGCCTCAAGGTGGAGTGGCAACAAGCTGCGGAAACCCGCGCAGAGTATTTTCGGGAGTACAACAAGCGAGAAGATGTTAAAGACCGCAAGCATGAGTGGTACGCCGAAAACCATGAGCAGGTAAAACAAGCCGCAGCTACACGCCCCGTTGCGCAATTGCGGGAATACCGAAATGCGTGGAAAGCCGCTAACAAAACCCAAGTGCTGGCTGACAACAAGGTTCGTCGCCGCAAACATAGAGAGGCTACCCCGCCGTGGCTGACACGAAAACAAAAATCTGAAATTCGCCAGATTTATCAGATTGCTATTACCATGACAAAGACCACTGGGGAGCAGTATGTAGTTGACCACATCGTCCCACTGCGCGGCGAAGCCGTATGTGGGTTGCATGTGTCGTGGAACCTGCGCGTCATTACCCAAGAAGAAAATCTTGCGAAGTCCAACAAACTGCTTGCACACCCCGCAGAGCAGTGATATATTGGGCTATCCGGGCTTTCCGGTGTATCAAACCGTCCCGGCGGACGTCATGCAAGATTGATGCACCTTTAACTGCATGAAGGACATATCATGGCATTCGCTTCCCACCTTGGCCCTTGGCTGCTTGGTACTGTTAAGAATACTACTGGCACCACTGCTGGCACGATCCGTAACATGGGCGCAACCGTTGTTACTCAGACTGGTACAACCACCGTTAACGACACTTCCGCCGTAACATTGTTTGTGTTGCCTGCTGGCGCTCAAATTCAAGACTTCTTGGTTGACATTACCACTGCTTATTCGGGCACCACTGGTAACACCATTACCATTCAAACTGCTGGCGGTTCTTCGTTGGCTACCGTTGGTAGCGCATCGACTACACCTTTGGCTACTGGCCGCGCTACCGTGGCTTATACAGCCGCACAAGTTGGCACTATGTTGAACGTTGGTTCGACTGACTTGATCGTGCAAGTGATCTATGCTTGCGCTGGTACAGCAAGCGGCGGTGCAGCTACTGTGACTTGCCGTTATACAGTGCGCGGTTCTGATGGCGCTGCCAACCCTAGCCAAGCCTAATTGATCTCGGGGGCTTCGGCCCCCGTTTTACAGGAGATTGATTATGATGCAGACAGACGTTAAATCCCAACACATTATGGTGGGTAGCTCTGGATTGGTATATTCAGGCCGCACCCGCCTTAAGGGCGCTGTAGTGTCGAATACCTCTTCTGGCACTGCCGCCAATGTTGCATTTACAGACAACACTAACATCAGTGGAACCTATAGTGTGTCCACGACTACATGTACCGTTACAGTGTCTACTGGTCATGGGTTGTCCACCGGCATGCGTGTATTGTTGGTGTTTACCACTGGCGGTGCTGCAACTGGGCCTTACACAGTCACTGTGACTGGCGTGACCACATTTACAGTAACGGTGGCCTCTGGTTCGCAGAGCGGTAACGTAAGTATCTACCCCAACGTCTTGATGGAAATTGACATTACAAACAGCGTCCCTGTTAGTGTGATTGTTCCCGGCGAAGGTATTCTGTCCGCCAACGGTATTTACTGCGGCGTTCCAACAAACATTGCAGCTACGGTGTTCTATGGCTAAAGCAGCGCCCAAGAAAAAAGGCCCATCACTGGCTGTTGGCCGTGGTGAGAAGCTGCCTGTATCGAAAGGTGCAGGTCTGACTGCCAAGGGCCGCGCCAAGTACAACCGGGAAACAGGCAGCAACTTGAAGGCTCCCCAGCCTCAAGGCGGCAAGCGCAAGGATTCGTTCTGCGCCCGCATGTCTGGCATGCCCGGCCCGATGAAAGACGAAAACGGAAAGCCCACCCGCAAGGCGGCTTCCCTTGCAAGGTGGAAATGCTAAATGGATTTCAACACCATTTGGTCAGCGGCGCTGACTCTTGTAACCACGCTCATCGGAATGACTTTGAAAGAAAAGTTTGCCGAGTTAAAGCGCATCGACATCTTGCTCAACAAGACACGCGAGGAGGTCGCCCGTGATTACGTTACTCAAACAGAAATTCAGCGCATTACTGATCACATTGACCAACGCTTTAACAAACTTGAAGCAAAGATTGACCAACTCATCCAAGCGGGGCGATGATGCCAAGTAGCAGCAAGAAGCAGCACAACTTCATGGAAGCGATTGCGCACTCGCCATCGTTTGCCAAGAAAGTAGGCGTCCCACAGTCTGTGGGCAAAGATTTTTCTAACGCGGACAAGGGCCGCAAATTTTCAAAAGGTGGCGATATGGCAACGAAGAAAATGGCTAAAGGCGGCAGCACTACTGGCATGACTGGTGTGAGTGAGCGTCGCGGTATGACAACCGAAAAAATGGGTAAAGTCAAAACTGGCGCTCCAAGCCGTGACGGCATCGCAGAGCGCGGCAAAACTCGCGGCAAAAACATGGGTGACAGCGGCAAAACCGTTGGCATCATGAGCGGCGCTAAAGGCATGAAGCGCGGCGGCAAAGCCTGCTAATTTAAGGAGGCCATCATGGCTAAAAAAGAAGCTGGTGCTGGGCGTGGGTTTGTAAATCCTCAACGCACAGACGAGTCCAATGCGGATTACATTACGCCTGCACAACGGTACGAGATGGAGCAGCAAACTAAAGCTGACCGCGAACAAGCCGACACCACTAAAGCCTACAACAAAACCGTAGGTATGAAGTCTGGTGGTACAGCTAAATACATGAAGTTCTCCGATTCTGGAAAACCTATGGGTATGGCCCCAGTAACTAAAATGGCTGCTGGTGGTACAGCATCTTCACGCGCTGATGGGATTGCCGCTCGTGGCAAAACCCGTGGCAAAATTTGTTAAGGAGTTCATTATGCGACCTATGGTTAAAGAACAAATGGAACCCATGTCTGGCCCCGACATGAAGCGTCACGACGACTTCATTTCCAAGCATGAGACTGGCGACCATAAACACTACAAAAACGTGTTTCAAAAACAAGCTGCTGGCCACAAGCCCCACATGGATCATGTGATGGCACTGTGCGGTGGTGGTATGGCCAAGAAGTAATCATGTTGGCCAGCCGTGGTATGGGGGATATCTCCCCCTCCAAAATGCCTAAAGGTGCGCGTAAAGCACGCCGTGATAACACTGACTTCACCGAATATAAAAAAGGTGGACCAGTTGGGCTGTATGCCAACATTAACGCCAAGCGTAAAAGGATAGCCCAAGGTTCCGGTGAGCATATGCGCAAGCCGGGTTCAAAGGGCGCTCCAACTGCGCAAGCATTTGTCCAATCTGCAAAGACTGCGAAAAAGTAATGGCTACCAAAAATTGGATCAAAGACGCAATCAAAAAGCCCGGGGCTTTGCGCAAAGAGTTAGGCGCTAAGCCGGGTAAACCTATTCCCGCTAAAAAGCTGGCTGCTGCCGCTAAAAAGCCCGGTAAAATTGGTCAACGCGCACGTCTTGCGGAAACCCTTAAGGGCATGAAATGACCACAACCGGAACGTCCGTCTTCAACCTTGATGTCAATGACCTCATTGAGGAGGCGTTCGAGCGTTGTGGTCAGGAACTGCGCACGGGATATAACTTCCGCACGGCGCGGCGTAGCCTTAACTTGTTGACCATCGAGTGGGCCAACCGTGGCATCAACTTGTGGACGATTGAAGAGGGGCAGATTCCGCTCTACCCTAACCAGATCATCTACGCGCTGCCCACCGATACGATTGATTTGTTGGATCAAGTAACCCGCACAGGTAGCGGCACAAACCAGTCTGACATCAACATCAACCGGATCAGCGAGTCTACGTACTCCACGATCCCCAACAAGAACGCCACGGGCCGTCCAATTCAGTTCTGGATCAACCGCCAGTCTGGCGAGTCTAATTTGACCGCCGCACAAATTGGTGGAACAAGTACGTTGAGCGCAGATGCTACGACCATTCCGGTTACCAACATCTCTGAGTTGGGTTCTACTGGGTTTATTTTGGTGGGCACAGAAGTCATTTGCTACTCTGCGGTGGATACGGTCAACAGCACTCTCTTGTACTGCGCTCGTGGGCAGAACGGCACAACAGCCGCAACTCATGCAGTAGGCTCGGCCATCACGGTGCAGAACCTGCCATGCGTAAACATCTGGCCTGTGCCCAACCAAGGCTCTGCGGGCAACCCATACTACACAATGGTGTACTGGCGCATGCGGCGCATCCAAGATACTGGCACAGGCGTTAAGACCCAAGACATTCCATTCCGTTTCTTGGAATGCATGGTGGCCGGGCTGGCTTACAAGTTGTCTATGAAGTTGCCAAACATTGACCCTAATCGAGTTATGGGGCTGAAGGCAGAATACGAGCAACAGTTCCAGCTGGCTGCGGAAGAAGACCGCGACAAGGCCAATGATCGGTTTGTTCCACGGGTTCAGTTCTACAGGTGATGTATGGCTGGGCCTAAGTACGCTTCTGGTAAATTTTCCATTGCAGAGTGTGATCGCTGTGGCCAGCGGTACATGCTCAAGGAATTGCGCAAGCTCACGATCAAGACCAAGATGGTCAGTATCAAGGTTTGCCCAGAGTGCTGGGAACCAGATCAGCCTCAGTTGCAATTGGGTATGTACCCAGTCTACGACCCACAGGCTGTGCGCGAACCACGTCCTGATGTGAGCTACTATGAGGCGGGCACGACAGGATTGCAGATTGCTTTGAACGGCGGCACTGGAGAACGAGCGGTTGGATACCCCAGTGAGGGTAGCCGCATATTTCAGTGGGGTTGGAACCCGGTTGGGGGATCAGAACAATTTGATGCCGTATTGACGCCAAATGACTTGGCTTTAGGCGTGCAAGTTGGTACAGTAACGGTAGTAACGACATAAGGAGTCGGTCATGGACAAAGAAGATATCAAGCAAGACAAAGCCCTCATCAAAAAGGCTTTCAAACAGCACGATGCTCAAGAGCATAAAGGCGGCAAGGGCACTACCTTGAAGCTGAAAAAAGGTGGCCCTACTGGCATGGATCGTCGCAAGTATGGTCGTAACTTGGCCCGTGCTATGAACCAGAAATCTGGGAGCAAGTAATGGTTGCCCAAGTCAAACCCACTACCAAGAACAGCCCACCTGTTAAGGTCGGTGCTAACCGCGACAACTTGCCTGCGGACTCGTATGCTGGCCGTGGCAAAGAAGGCTACGCTCAGTTTGATGCTCGTCCCAACAAGAGCAAAGTTGATACCGTGGATATGTCTGTCGGGGCTTACAGCAAGTCTGCTGGTAATGAACCCACAAAGACCACTGGCATCAAAATGCGCGGCACTGGCGCAGCCACTAAAGGTCTGATGTCACGAGGCCCAATGGCATGAACTATACGCAGCTCAAAGCCGCAATCAGTGCATACACTGAAAACACGGAACAGGATTTTATAAACGAAATCCCCGTGTTTGTGTCGCAGGCTGAGCAGCGTATATACAACACCGTTCAATTCCCGTCACTGCGTAAAAACATGACGGGCACGGTGACCTCGACAACAATCTATTTGTCGGCTCCTAATGACTTCTTGGCCCCGTACTCGCTGGCGGTGATCGACACTGATGGCAGCTATCAGTACTTGCTGAACAAGGATGTGAACTACATCCGCGAAGCCTATCCCAATCCAAGTGATACTGGGTTGCCAAAGTACTATGCGTTGTTCGGTCCTACGGTTTCTGGTAGCACCATTACCAATGAACTGTCGTTCATTCTGGGGCCAAAGCCGGGTTCAAATTACACGGTTGAGCTTCACTATTACTACTACCCAGAGTCGATCACAACCGCTTCTAGCGGGCAAACATGGCTAGGCGATAACTTTGACAGCGTGCTGTTGTATGGCTCGTTGGTTGAAGCCTATACCTACATGAAGGGTGAGCAAGACATCATGGCGTTCTACAACACCAAGTACCAAGAAGCACTTGCGTTGGCTAAACGTCTGGGTGATGGTATGGAGCGTCAGGATGCCTACAGGTCTGGCCAATATAGACAGGCGGTGACTTGATGCTTACCCAAACCGCAACAAATGCGTTCAAAACAGGGCTGATGAACGGCGCGTATAACTTCAATACGGATGCTTTCAAAATTGCCCTGTACACGGCCAATGCTACGTTAGATGCAACTACTGCAACGTACACATCTACCAATGAAATTACCGGGACTGGGTACACGGCTGGTGGAAAAAGCCTGACGGTAACGACAACACCTACGACAGGTAGTTCTGGCAATGTGGCCTATATTTCGTTTGCCAATGTGTCTTGGTCTGGTGCACTCACGGCTCGTGGCGCTCTGATCTATGACGTGACCAACGGAAACAAAACGGTGTGCATACTTGATTTTGGTGGGGACAAGACATCCACCACGACATTCACTGTGCAGTTCCCCGCAGCTACAAACACTTCAGCAATCATAAGGATCGCGTAATGGCTATCGTTACCACCACCTACGGCGACATGGATGACTCGTTGCTTGAACGCAAGGATGGCACGTTTGAGGACGACAACGAACTGACCACTTGGGTAGAATACTGGAAAGATGGTGAGCTTGTTCAT